GCCTACAGACAGTGGCGAGCAGATAGCCACTGTAATTTAATACATGGCTACAGCTTTAGTATGAAGTTTTACTTTGGCACCAACGACCTGGATGTACGCAACTGGGCAGCAGACTACGGTGGATTAAAAGAATTAAAGAACGTATTAGAAAGCCAATTTGACCATACCTTACTGGTAGCAGAAGATGATCCAGAACTAGAAACATACAAGTTACTTGAATCAAAGAACATGGCCAAGCTGACTATACTGCCTAAACTAGGGTGCGAAGGGCTTGCTGATCAATTGTACCGGTATGTCAATGGTGTGTATATTCCTGACATGTGGGGACAGGCAGAAGCAGATCGTTTGTGGTGCTACAGAGTAGAAGTACGTGAAACACAATCAAATATGGCGTTCCGTGAAGGACACCGTGAATGGAATGAGGATTTATTTGCATGATGAATAATAAAATTAATGAAACTCTGGTTATATTGCAGGAAGAATGTGCTGAAGTTATTCAAGAAGTAAGCAAGTGTTTTCGCTTTGGCATTGATGCCATGCACAAAGATGGTATGGTACATCGTTCCAAGCTGGAAATGGAAATTGGTGATATGTTAGCCATGGTTGATATCTTGTTGGATCAAGGTGTTATTACACAAAAGAATCTTGACTTGGCAAAACAAAACAAAGTAAACAAACTTAAAATTTATTCGAGTATATATGAAGATTAAAGTCAGCGAAATCTTTTATAGTCTACAAGGCGAAGGTCGCTTTATTGGTGTGCCTAGTGTTTTCTTAAGAACATATGGCTGTAACTTTACCTGTAGTGGGTTTGGTTGCAAGCCTGGTGAAAAAAGCACAGAAGCAGACGAAGTTGGTCGAGTAGTAGACAAGTATAAAACATTCTTAGAACTACCCTTGGTAACCACAGGTTGCGATAGCTATGCAAGTTGGCATCCAGACTTTAAACATCTGAGCCCAACACATACCACCGAAGAGCTGGTAGAAAAAATGTTGGCATTAACTCCTAACAATCAGTGGATGCAAAACAATGGAAATGATGTACACTTGGTTATCACAGGTGGCGAGCCATTGCTGGGTTGGCAACGTGCATATAAAGAATTGCTAAGTCATCCACGTATGGCAGACTTAAAGAACATTACATTTGAAACTAATGGTACTCAAGAACTACACGAAGACTTCCGTGATTTCTTAATCGACTGGGCAGATGAAAAATCTAGTCGAGAAGTTACATTTAGTGTAAGTGCCAAACTAAGTGCTAGTGGAGAAACTTGGGAAGATGCTATTAAGCCTAAGATTGTCAATATCTATCAAACATACGGGCATGTATATCTTAAGTTTGTTGTTGAAACAGTTGAACATGTTGATGAAGCTGTTCGAGCTGTTGATGCATTTAGACATGACGGATTCAAAGGCTCAGTATATTTGATGCCACAGGGCGGTATTGTTGAGCCATATGATGCTAACAAATTAACCATTGCCAATATCTGCTGTGAGCGCGGATTTAACTACAGTCCACGCTTACACGTAGATTTGTGGGGCAACGGGTGGGGCAAGTAATGCCGATCCCAGAGAGTATTAGCATTGCTGGACCAGAAAACTATAGTGAAGAACGTTTTTTAGAACGTGCAGACACAGAAGTTAAATGGTCACTACGTCCAAGACGTTGTCATGTTAGCGGTCGTTGGTTGTGGCTCACACAAGCCTATCGTGCTGTGTTTGTTATCCACGGTCCAGGAGATCCTGCTGTTTGGTACCGTTGGTACAGTACCACAGAAATGCTTATATTAAAATTAAAACATGGATGAAAAGAAATCTAACGTAACAGACGGACGTGAAAGTTTTGATATTACTGTAGGCAATACTTTAGTTGCTTTCTTTAATCGTAACGTAAGTACATACCCTACCGAAGCTGGTGGACCCAAGTTTGATCTAGTTCCTGTTGAAAAACAAAAAGATGTCATGCTGAACGTGGCACGTATGCATGCCAATCAAGAGTATAACAGGATCATGGAATTAGTTGATGTACTACAAAAACAGGCCTCAGAATTAAAGCGCAGATTAGATATTACCGACATGGTTCATGCGGCTAAATACGAGTTCCAGGTAGCACATGGCCAGACATACTGGTTAGTACAAGATACACGTCAAAACAAACTTATACTATGTGGCATGGGACCAAACGGTTGGTCAGCTGGTGCTCCTGTGTGGTACAAGTATATTGTAGCAGTAAAATGGCTAGGTGATTACACCTGGATTGAAGTACCTGAAGAGGAATGATATGTTCGACAAATTAAAAAATATGTTTAAGAGTCCAGAACTGTTGACGCCAGTTCCAAATGAAGCTGTTAAACAGCTTAAAAAAGAACGTGCTAAGAAACCCGCTAAATCTGCTAAAGATCTCGCGACAGAAGCAGGCGAACCTTATGTGGCTATTCTTAGTGTAGAGCTAGATCCAGAAAACATTGGCAATGGCGCATTTGAATTGGATTGGAATGACAAATTTATTACCAATTTGGTTCGTGCAGGATATCAGCAAAAGGCCGGAGAAGAAGAAACCGTTATTGTAGACCGTTGGTTTGCTGATGTATGCAAAAACGTATTGTCTGAAAATTTCGAGCAGTGGGAAGCCAACCAACCATATGATAACCGACCACGCAACGTAGACCGTAAAGATCTAGGAAACGGTAAAACGGAAGTAAGTTAGGTTGACCATTAAATAATTATATGCTACTATTATAACATATAACTTTAATTGGAAATTCATGCGTTACTTACTTGTAGATACAGCTAACACATTCTTTCGTGCTAGACACGCCGCACACCGTCAGGCTGATACTTGGGATCGGCTTGGTTTTGCCATTCACGTTACGCTAAATAGTGTTAGTAAGAGTTTTAGAGATCAAAAAGCAGACCACGTTATTTTCTGTTTAGAAGGACGTAGTTGGCGCAAAGATTTTTATACACCATACAAGGCCAACCGTACTGTAGCTCGTGCGGCACTTACAGAAAAAGAACAAGAAGAAGATAAGTTATTTTGGGAGACCTTTGATACTCTCAAAGACTACCTTGCTAACAAGACAAACTGCACAGTTTTACAACACCCCGAATTAGAAGCAGATGATTTAATTGCTGGTTTTATTCAAGCTCATCCTGCAGACCATCATACTATTGTATCTAGCGATACAGACTTTCATCAATTACTAGCAGAAAACGTAAATCAATATAACGGAATTGCAGATGAACTCCATACTATACAAGGTATTTTCGACAAAAAAGGTAAAGCAGTCATCGATAAAAAAACTAAGGAAGCAAAAACAATTCCGGATCCTAGCTGGATTCTTTTCGAAAAGTGTATGCGGGGAGATCCCACTGACAATGTGTTTAGTGCGTACCCTGGGGTCCGTACGGTTGGAAGTAAAAATAAAGTCGGGCTCACCGAAGCATTTGCAGATAAAGATGCGAAAGGCTTTGCGTGGAATAATTTGATGCTACAGCGGTGGACTGATCATAACAACGTTGAACACAAGGTTTTGGATGATTATAATCGTAACGTAACTCTGGTTGATTTGTCTGCACAACCTGCAGATATCAAAGCTAAAATTACAGAAACTATCACAGCAGGTGCAGTACCACTTGGTCGCCCCATGGTAGGAGCACATTTCCTAAAACTATGCGGCAAGTATGATTTAGTTAAGATGTCAGAAATGTCTGACAGTTTTGTTCGCTTCTTAGAAGCAAGTTATCCGGAAAAAGAATAACATGACACGTTGGACTATCACGCTCGAAGAAGCAGATGACGGCAGTGGCGATTTAGTTATGCCATTACCGCAAGATCTATTAGATGGCGCTGGATGGAAAGAAGGCGATACCATTGAGTGGATTGACAACAACAACGGCACTTGGTCGATGAAGAAAGTAGAAGTAACCGATAACAAATGAAATTCTTTAATCTATCTACTGTTATTGTATTAATTATGACTGTTGCAAGTATATTTGCAATACTCAACTGGCCCAGAAATGGTGTTGTGGTATATAACTGTACTATTGCTGAAATTAGTCCAGACATTCCCCTTAAAGTCAAAGAGGCCTGCAGGAAGGCCAACGCAGAGGCATATAGAAAATGATCAACATTAAAATTGCATTACTAATTTTGTTACTATTGCAAATCAAACATTGGTATATTGATTTTGTCAATCAATCAATGGAAGAAGTTAAATCAAAAGGCATATACGGCGACTGGCCGGGTATATGGCACAGTGGCAAACATGGATTGGCCACTGCTGTTATCTTTAGCCTATTTGTTAGTGCCCCAGTGGCGTTTGCCATTGGCGTATTAGATTTTGCCACACACTATCACACCGATTGGACCAAAATGAATTACGGTAACCGTGATATTACCACTCCACAATTCTGGAACCACCTTGGCCTTGACCAAATGGCGCACCAGATTGTGTATATTATATTGATAGGATTAATTGTATGGAAATGATTGCAAAACCCGTAGTAAAGAATAAATTCTGGATTGTAGAATCCCAAGGTACCAAGATTGGTAACATACAGGCCTGTGATGAAGGCGGTGTTGTATATGTACACGACAACCAACGTGAAATGTTTCCCAGCATCAAACTGCTCAGTACCAAGTACAACATCACCTTTGTCAAAGCAGAAAAGCCTAAGAAGATCAAACAAGATGTTTATGATGTCTATGGCTTTCCAACCAACACACAGCCCAACAACGAAGTATTAGATGTACAGCGTTACTTGCCTATATACACCAAAGGTGTTAAAAGCAAGAGTTTCTTTTGTGCCGGCTATTACATTATTAAGTTTAGCAGTACTTGGGTTCGTGCTTATTGCCCTAAGTTAATTACATTGAATCGCTACGAATACGAAGGTCCGTTTAAGACACAAGATCGTATGCTAGAAGCAATGAAGGAAGCAAATGGACAATAATTTGCCATTACAGATTAAAAAGTTTAACGATAAGGTCAGAGCCATGAATCAAAGTAATGGCAAGGTTCTTACACTAAATGCTGAAGAAGCTCGCGGTTTACACGCCGAAATCTATGATTTGATGGCCACAATTAGCCATCTAGCCAACTCTGCTACTAACGAGCCAACTGTTGCTATTAGCATGGATGGTGGTAAATTTTAACTAAATATGCGTATATATTGAGATAAATAAACTGCGTATCGAGGATCATTAAATGAGCAGACCTAAACCAACTGTGTTGTTGGACCATGTGAACAAAACCAATTATAAGAGCGAGCAGGTATTGAGCTCTGACGGTATCTGGGCGGTCTTTTACAACAATCAATCTATCAATCTCAAGACACATAATATACTTGTGTCGTATCCTGGCCCTAAGTACAAGAAGGTAAGTTTCAGTAATCCGGGTCATGCTATTAATCTTTGCAAGAAACTCAACACCTTGTTTAAGACCGACAAGTTCAGCGTTCACTTGCTCAAAGCCGGTGACAAAATTTTCCCCTAAGCGGTACACTCAAAGTCAGCTAAGTAAAATCTTTTTTGAATTAGCTGACGTGCCCGTTGGCCACCACCATCAACATCGCATGAACATCTGGACCAATCCCACTGACAATAACAGTCTACGACTTACCTTAGCGGGCTTGCAGTTTGTTAAAAGCAATCTTGATCTTAAGAGTTATAAATTTGAACTTGAAGAAGAACTAACCAACCAAAACATCTTACAGTTAGAACGATTATTCCAAGGTCCTTACTACTTGCTCAAACGCCAGAAAATAATAGTGTTCGAAGAAAGTGAGGCCATGATGCTGACCTTACACGGCAACAATCTTAAGGCCTATTTGGATAACTTAGAATCAACAAGTTAGTACACACTAACCTAAATTTAACCAAAATAGTTGACGTTATACAGGTTATACTGTATAGTTACAAATAGCAGTACATTTATTAACTGATCCCATATTGTTTGGGTAAAAAGGAAAACTAAAATGGTACAACGCCTCACACGTAAATTATCTGACGTGGCTCAAGAAGTCGAACTCCAACTCAAAGCCCACTATAACGTAACCGACAAAGACCTTGCCGCTTGGCGCTATGCGTCTAGAGCCTGTGGTTCATTCCCACTAAGCAACATGGTACCTATTGCCGATCTTTGGATTGACTACGAAGTTCAACGTGACGTGCTACATAAGCATATTATCAACATTATGAAGAAATGGGACAGCCAGATTTGTAGTCCTGTTTCTGCTTGTCGACTAGTTCACACCGATCGAATTAACACATATGATGGCCAACATCGTACTATCAGCGCGGCAATCTTGGGCTTTGTAGAAGTTCCTTGTGCTGTGGTAGTAACAGACGACAAGAACTTTGCCAGTTATGCTTTCGAAATGCTCAATGACACTGGCGTTAAACGTCTAACTCCAGGCGACTTGCATCGCAATGCACTGGTGCGTTTTAAAAATGGTAGCCGTGATATTAAGGTTGTACGTGCTCGTGCAATGCAAGATCAATTTGATTCGCTTGGGATTGATTTACAAGATAAAAATTCCCGTAGCAGTCCTGCTTTACGTGGCGACAACGACTATTTTATGAGTCACTTTAAGTATGCACAAAAGGGCATTGAAATTGATGAGAGCGGCAAAGTACTACACAGTATTTTAAGCGCAATCAAAGAAGTATTTCCATTACAAGAAGAAATTGATCAAGGTGTGTTTATTGGCTTGTACGAATTGCAACGGCTAATTGGCACCAACCCTAATCTTAACATGCCTGCTGATTGGATGAAAACTTTATTGGTTAGCGTTAAAACTAGCTTTAAGAGTTCACGTCTTGCACATGATAAGGCCAAGGTACAATGGGAACATACTCATCCTGGTGCAGGTTGGACTGCTCCAATGGCTATGGCTAACTTTATGCGTGAGTTACATATTCACAACGGCGGTAAGTTAAACTTGCCATATCACGGGGAAGGTAGTAAAGTGGGTATTGAAGCTGGTAATTTCGTACCTGGCTTATTCCCGGAGGTAGCATAATATGGCAAACGGACAAAGAGAAAAATGTGCTAATATTGGTTGTAATAATTTACAAATTCCGTCGCGTGGTAAAATTGGTGCCCACGGAACTCGATATAGGGCAGTATGCAGTTTGTGTCACGAGTCTAGTTATAAAGGATACAATTTACCATATGGGATAACTGATTTTAAAAAGTATTGTTGCAGTAACCATAATGGAAAATTAGGATTCCCGTGCTCAACCGATCACAGTAAAATACAAGATACACGAGGTAAGTTTCATATCGACCACATAAACGGAGACTGTACTAATAATCAGTTAGATAATTTACAAGAGTTATGTTTAAACTGTCATCAAGAAAAAGGTATGAGAGCAGGCGATTATGCTAAAACTAGTAATACAGGAAGAGCATCAAACTCTGTAAAAAAGTCAAAACCGGTTAATGTGTTCGAAGAGTTATTCGAATATACTAACTATAATGTTAGAGAATACAAAAATGCTTAAAGAATCTCTAGACAGTTTTATTGCACCCAATTACGGCAAGACTACTCGTACCGCAGAAACTTATAAAACAGTTGCCGCTTACTGTAAAAAGAACCTAGACCGACTAGTTGTAGATTACAGTCAAGTAGTTAATGATCAACAGTTGTTGCGTGAAATTCGCAATGATATTGATTATTACCTGCGTCGCTATCACGAGTACTGTATTCAACAACGTGACGGTATGAAAGCGCACTACCACGAAATTGGTGCAGATGAGGACTGTGATTTTGAGCATTTAATCCCGGCAAGCCGTATTCGCGACTTACTATTAGCCGGACGTATTACTGTAGTTCAAGCTCTTAATCCTCCTACTGTAAGACTAAGCCGTGCTAAACACATGGCCTTAAAAGATGCGGGCTGGGCTAGCAAAACCCCTAACATGTGGTTGCCCTTTGAGCGATATACTAACGTATTCCAAGCAGAATACCAAACACATGATGGTACTGTAATTGACCCTGCTATGTGGACACTGGAAAAACATTATAGTTATTTTCAACACTTAGTACTATAATGTTGCATAAAAACAACACTTTTTAGCCCCGTTTTTGGGGCTTTTTTATGGCTAAAATGCTGATTTTGGTTGGTCCAAAATGCCCAAAATGCTATAATAGTTGTATTGTAAATGAAACGGAGTTAAATTATGGTATCAGACGAGATCAGATTTCAGCGTTGTACAGACTACAGTAAGTTAGCTGGTAGTTTTAAACTTGGTTATGTTGATGCTTCTTACAGTACGCTAGAGAAGATCTTTGGTAAGCCCTGTCAAGAGTTTAAAGAACGTAATCAAACTGACGTAGAATGGCACTTAGAGTTTGAGGACGGTACGTTTGCAAGTATTTACAATCGCATAGGCGGTCGATGGACAAATAGAGCAGTAGTGGGCAGTCCAAACAGAAATGCCTTGGCTTTAGTAAGAGCGTACATTGCAGAATTAGGTTGACAGTAAATGGCATTTCGGCCATAATACTTACACACTAAACAAAACGGAGTAAGAAATGGATTACTTGATCAAAATGGAAATGGCCAAAGCCAACATCGCTCGTGCTATTGCTGAGTTAAAAGAAGTTGACGGAATGGAGTACATGGTCGAGCAGTTGCAGGAAATGAAGTCAGAATTAAGCGAAGAAATCGTCGAGTATAAACAACACTCAGACTTAGAGTAGGTTGTACCAAAATTGCCAAAATGCTATAATAGTTGTATTGTAAATGAAACGGAGCAGATTATGAAAGCAGAAAAATTCCAAGCAAACGACATTATTCGTTCTTATGATTTCAAGCCAATGTTTGGCCGCCCAGACTGTTTTGTTGAAGGGCGCATTATTGAGCGCACCAACCAGCATGGGTATGATGCTTTCAAAATCCACGTGTTGGTAGACGAGTTTGATGGCAAGCGTTTTGAAGAAACTGGGCGCGGTAGCCGTGTTGGTACCTCTGTGTTGGTACCTGTACGTGTCAGCTATAATGACTACCCAGGCCGTGTAATTAACCTAAGCCGTATCTAAGGAGCAGTATACATGATTACCAAAGACAAATTGGACCAGTTGATGAGCATTGGTGCTGACCAAATGACCGAGCTGTTGCTGGATGCCGGGCACGATAACACGAATGAGCCGATCCTTAATACTCATTTCAAGGGTGTTGCGGCACACGGCAGTATTATGAATTTTGTTTACGATGCTATGTACCTCGACACACATAACACCGGTAGCATTGCCTACGCTGATTTGATTGTGTCGTACAATCCTGTCACAAAAGAAATTTCAGCAGACTACCGCGGTTGATTTGCTAGACAGTTAATTGTCAATATTGTATAATTGTTTTTGTAATAAGTAATTTAAACATTTTAATTCCAATTGTTAGGAGCCTGTGATGAGTGTTAGTGAAAATCGTACCGTAACGGTATCAGAAGCAAAAAGCCGTCTGAAACGTGCTTTCAAAGTTAAGCGTCCTGTATTTCTTTGGGGTCCTCCAGGTGTAGGTAAGTCAGAGTTGGTTGCCGACTTGACCGAAGAGTTCGGCGGACATATGATTGACCTGCGTCTAGGTCAAATGGATCCAACAGACTTGCGTGGTATTCCTTTTTATAACAAAGAGAATGGCAAGATGGATTGGGCAGAACCAGTTGAACTGCCAACAGCCGAAATGGCTAAACAGTATCCCATGATTACGTTATTCTTAGACGAAATGAACGTAGCACCTCCTGCTGTACAGGCCGCGGCTTATCAGCTGATCCTTAACGGTCGGTTGGGTACTTATCACTTGCCAGACAATGTTGTAATTGTTGCCGCAGGTAACCGCGAAAGCGACAAGGGTGTAAGCTATCGTATGCCAATGCCTTTGGCAAATCGTTTTGTTCACTTAGAAGTACGTAGCGATTATGACAGCTGGAACGAGTGGGCTGTACAACATCGTATCCACAAAGATGTGGTAGGTTACATTGGCTTTGCTAAGAACGATTTAATGGACTTTAATCCACGTTCAAGTTCACGTGCCTTTGCTACTCCACGTAGCTGGAGCTTTGTGTCAGAATTCTTGTACGACGATGAGGCTACTGATGCTGAATTGGCTGACTTGATTGCCGGTACCATTGGTGACGGTCTTGGTGTTAAGTTTATGGCGCACCGTAAACATGCTGCCAACATGCCTAACCCAAGCGAAATCTTGGCAGGTAAGGTCAAGGAGCTCAAAGTAAAAGAAGTGTCAGCTATGTACTCGTTGACTGTGTCCATGTGCTACGAATTGCAAGATGCGTATGCTAAACTTGGTAAAGCTAAAATGGAAGATTGGCACTCAATGGCCGATAACTTCTTCCGCTTTATGATGGATAACTTTGGTACTGAGTTGGTTGTTATGGGTGCTCGTGTTGCACTTACTACATACAACCTGCCACTGGTACCAGGTAAGCTGAAAAACTTTGACGAGTTCCATAAGCGTTACGGCAAATACATTATCGCTGCCGGCGGTAAGTAAACGGTTGCTCTCACAGGCAGGAGGCTAGGGGCAACCCCGTAAGCCCTCCTTTTTTTAACCACTGCATTTTCATTAAGATGGGCATAGTAGATGTCTGTTGCATAAAAACAACAGACAATTATAGGCCAAAATGCTATAATATATGTATAGTGAATAATTAGGAGCATTCAATGACTACATTAGCAGAAAAAAGCAAGTCAGTAACAGTAACAGATCCCAAAGTAGATGAGGCGGCACGTGAAAAGCTGATTACCGCACGTATTGGATTGTTACTCCGCGCCCCGTTCTTTGGCAACCTAGCTACCCGTATGACTCTAGTTAACTCAGATGCTTGGTGCCCCACTGCCGCAACAGACGGACGCAAATTCTACTACAATAGCGAATTTGTTAACTCACTACCACTCAAGCAATTAGAGTTCCTAGTAGGGCATGAAGTATTGCATGCCGTATATGACCATATGGGGCGTCGGGGCAATCGCGACCCTAAGCTGTGGAACATTGCCGATGACTATTGTGTAAACTGGGACTTGGTAGAACAACGGGTAGGAGACAAAATTCCCGTAGCCTTGTATGACGCCAAATACAAAGGTATGTCAGCAGAAGAAGTTTATGACGACTTGTATGAAAACGCCGACAAGATTGACATTGACGAGCTTATGAAGCGTTTGTTGGACGAGCACATGGATGGCGACGGAGATGAAGATGGTGATGGCGAAGGCAATGGAGACAAACCAGGTAATGGCCGTCCACGTCTGAGCGAAGCCGAAAAGAAAGAAATCCGTGACGAGATTAAAAATGCCGTACTGTCTGCCGCACAGGCAGCTGGTGCAGGTAACTTGCCCGGCGGCGTCAAGCGCATGATTAAAGACTTAACTGATCCTGTTATGGATTGGCGCGAGTTGCTACAGCAACAAATTGAGTCTACTGTTAAATCGGACTACACTTGGGCAAAACCCAGCCGTCGTAGCTGGCATATGGATGCTGTTATGCCAGGTATGAAACCCGGCGAGCAGATTGACGTGGTTATTGGTATTGATACCAGTGGTAGTATTACTGACAACGATCTTAAAATCTTTTTGTCAGAGATCAAAGGTATTATGGAATCATATGACGAGTACCGCATCCATGTCATGGGTTGGGATACTCAGGTTCACAACACTGAGGTCTTTACTAGCGATAACTTAGAATCAATTGAATCGTTTGAGCCAGGTGGTGGTGGCGGTACTGACCCGCATTGCGTTTGGGAATGGCTTAAAGAGCATGAAATTGAGCCCAAGAAATTGATTATGTTTACTGACTTCTGCTTCTTTGGGTGGAGCCCACAAGATGTTGAAACGTACTGCGACACCGTATGGATCATCAAAGGTAACAAGTCAGCAGAACCAGAGTTTGGTGTGTTTGCACATTACGAGGACGCAGGCAAATGAACTTTACTGACGCTTTGCGTGAGACTGTCAAACTTGTTGAGACTGGCAAAATTACCACATTCGGTAAATCATTTGACAGCACTTGGGTTACCTTAAAGCAAGGTGATCCAAGTTTTCACCTAATAGGGTCTTTGTATGTAGCAAGTCGTGCGGGCATTCAGATCAATGCTGACTGTCCAAAACAGGTCAGGGACTATGTTATGTTGGCGTTAAAATCCCGTTGGATTGAACCTATAGCTACAGTACCAAAAAACGATCCCACGCTAATGTGGGATACCTTACAGAGTTAATTTGGAGAATAAAGTGTTAGAATGTCTTATTGTTGGTGATAGTATTGCAGTAGGTACTAAGATGTTTGCGCCTCATTGCGAACTGCAAGGCAAAGGCGGTATTAACACCTGGCAGTTTAATCGCATGTATAAAGGTTCGTTCTATGCTGATACAGTTATTATCAGTCTAGGTTCAAATGACCATAATGGTGTAAAGACCTATGATGAACTGTTTGAAATGCGTCAACGTGTAGGTGCTAAAAATGTATATTGGGTGTTGCCGGCTGGTAATTTAAAAGCCAGCAATGTACCAATTGAACGGATTCAAAGCATTGTACATGAGATTGCTAAATCTTACGGTGATACAGTATTACCTATTACACGATTACAACCAGACGGTATTCACCCATCTTGGGCAGGGTACAAAGATATTGCAGAGAGAGCAAAATGAACAACCTTTATAGACCAGACCTTTGGGTCGTTGTGGAATTAAAGTACAACAACAGCGACGAAGTTAATCGCAAGGTGTTAGCAAGTTGGTTTGGTGGTTACTTAGGTAGTGATCGATGGAAACTGAGTTCGGGTATTACCGAAACTATTGAGCACGAACATCACTATGAGTTTATCAATCACAGTGGTAGTATTTACGAATGCGGTAAACACATGCAGGGCATGAGTGGATATACTTCCGGTATCTTTGCACAGTTTGTCAAAGATTTAGAAGGTACAGGAACTATTGAGGCAATTAAATATGGAGAGACAGAAGATGGAATTTCAGGACCCGACAAAACTTAAACCCAAGGCCGCACGTCAGCTGGCATTGGACTTACAGATTCGTATGCTCAAGTTAGAGAATACCTTAGACGATCTTATGCGTAGTGTGGAAATTGCACAGTACACCAAACAGTACAACGTCACAGAAGTGTTTGTGCGCGATGCAGAAGATCTACTTAAAGAGCGTATTACTTTGCCTGAAATTAAACAAGGCAATACCAAATATACAATGATTGAAGGCGAGCTCAGTGACGAAACTCGTACTAAGATCGAGGAGCACAATGCTCAAGTACGGTGAACCTAATCCGCTAGCAGTATTTGGACTCAGGCAAGTAGATCATTGTCCTCCCCATTTTGCCCGAGTTGAGTTTGAACTCAAAGGTCCAGAAAAGGTCATCCAGGATTGGATTTGGGCGAATCTTTCTGGGCGTTTTTGGTTTGGGGATTACTACATCAAAGACTCAAACAATCACGTTAATTTCTCAAAATGTGCAGCGTTCGAAATCCCAGGAGAAGCCAGTATGTTTGGCTTAATTTTGGATCAAATTAACAAACACGATTTCGATTTGTTCTAAAAAAAAATTTCCGGTCTGGCTACAGGTAGTAAATATATGCATAGATTATTACACCGGAGATACTATGTCAGACCAAGTAGAACAACAAGCCAGCGAGCCTGCAACAGAACAACCAGTACAGCTACAATTAGCTGACTTGTTGCTGGCCGCACAAGTAATTCAATTAGCAAGCACACGTGGTGCCATTAAGCCAGAAGAGATGACTCAGGTTGGTGGTTTGTATGAACGTTTAGTTAAGTTCCTGCAACAAAGTGGCGCACTACAGCCAGCTAGTGAAGCAGGCGCAGATGCTCAAGCACCTGCCGCTGAATAATAAAGGAAATTAAAATGATTAAACATGTCGGTAAACACAACAGCAAAAAAGTTGTCGTTCTATGGCGCAAGACACCCGGTGAAGACCATATGTGCTTGTTATCATACAGCGATACATTACCACGTATGATTCACGACGAAGTAATGAAAGCATTGGAAAGTACAATTGGTCAAAACGCCAAAGACTTTAGCGATGTATTATTCCGTACCGTTATGGGCGACGGACGCAATGCATTAGAAGTATTGCATCGCGAAGGATTTATCAAGAAGGTTCCAACAAGCCAAGTATTGATTACTCCTACTGCTAAAAGCTCTGTTCGATTAGATGAACTAAACAGCATCTTAGACGAAATGGAAAAAGGTGAAGAAGCAGTCAAGCGTCTATCTGACATTGATAGAGACGCAGGTTACACAGGCAAGAAAAAAGTTCGCGAAGGTCGTGAAGTTGGTATGCCACCAAACAATCAAAATCTAAGTCGTACCAATATTGATGTTGACAGTACTGCAAGTGCTGCCGCATATATTAAAGGTGTATTGTCTGATGATGATTTGGCAGCAGATCGTTTAAAACAAGCTGACGCTATGCAAAAACAAGCCGAGCAATTATTAGCCGAAGCTAAACGATTGACAGAAGAAGCAAGATCACTAACACCTGCGAAAAATGCCAAAACAAGAGCCAAAAAAGCCACGCCAGCCAAAAAGCAAGCGGCTTAATTTAAACACTAAAGCCAAATGGGAAGCCTTGCTCAAAGAAGTTAAAAAAGAGCAAGTTCCAATTGGTGTATTACGCTACATTACAGTAAATCTTAAAGATGGAACCAGTGTCGATGTTAACATCGCCGAGATGTTAGAAGAAGGCGCTGATCCTGCTGTAGTCGAAGAAGTAATAAATGCTAAACTAGAAGCACTGGATGATATCATTAAAGATGTTGACTTTCATATCAGTGTGGACAGCGTAGCAAAAGTAATACAACCTTTCACAGATAATTTACTAAAGAACTTATGATTAATGCTGTATTTGCTGCCGACTTCTTTGGAGGTATGGGGCTCAATGGCTCATTGCCATGGTCCCACAATGCCGAAGACCTGGCACACTTTCGACACCTAACTGAAGGCAATGTAGTAGTAATGGGACGTCGGACTTGGGACGATCCAAAAATGCCCAAGCCTTTACCTAACCGTACTGTATATGTTGCCACACATCGTCCTGTTATGTACGCTAATCCATTTAGCGGTAATATACAAGATGAGCTACTTGAAATAGAAGCCAGACATCCAACCAAACAGATATTTGTTATCGGGGGAGTTGAACTGTTATTTGAAGCTAAACCAGTCTTGGACAAAGTGTACTTGACACACATCAAAGGTTCGTATAAAGTAGATACAAGGATTAACTTAAAAGAGTTTTTATCGGGACTTCGCCAAACAGGTGCAAGCGTCAGCAAAGATTTTCAATCGGTATTTACAACATATGAAGGTTTATTTAAACGCATTAAAACAAGTACTTGAGCAAGGTCAAGTCAAAGACGATCGTACCGGTGTGGGCACTATTAGCCTGTTCGGTATGCAACAGCGATACAATCTAGCAGAATCATTTCCCGCAATAACTACTAAAAAACTAGCATGGCGTGCCTGTGTGGGCGAGTTATTATGGATGATTGAAGGCTCAGGCGATGAACGTAGGCTAGCAGAAATTACTCATGGTACAGCAGATGGCAAGACTACTATCTGGACTCCAAATGCTCTAGCTGACTACTGGAAACCCAAGGCTAAATTTGATGGCGACCTAGGTCGTGTGTACGGAGTACAGTGGCGCCATTGGCGCACACCAGTTGAGCATAAGAAAGAAACTTATCAAGATGATTTTGGTAATCGTTTCAATCGCGGTGGCACCCTGCATATTAAAGAAACCGATCAATTAACCAAGTTAATCGAAGGTATTAAGAAAGAACCACACGGACGACGACACATACTATCCGCATGGAACCCCGGTGAACTAGATCAAATGGCCCTGCCGCCGTGCCATGCTTTTGCACAGTTTTATGTTAGTAACGACAGAAAGTTAAGTTGTCAGATGTACCAAAGAAGTTGTGACATGTTTTTAGGTGTACCTTTTAACATCGCGAGCTATAGTTTGCTTACACATATTATAGCTCATTTGTGTGACTTAGATGTGGGGGAGTTTGTTCACTGCTTAGGCGACGCACACATATACTTAAATCATGTAGAGCAGGTAAAAGAACAATTAACCCGTGAACCATTACCTGCGTCACAACTTTTCCTTAATAAGACTGTACGAGATATCGCCCAGTTTACCATGAGTGATATTCAACTTGTGGGCTATCAATCACACGATGCAATTCGAGCTGAGATGGCAGTATGAAATTCATTGTAACTGGTGGTGCTGGATTCATTGGGCATAATGTAGTACGTCAGTTAGAAGCGCAAGGTCATGATTGTTTTATTTTAGACAACGTAACTGATTATGGTTTTGTGCCAAAAGATGAATTAGCGTATCTATACGATGCTAGAACAAGACGCATTGATGCTAGTGTACATCACATAGATTTATGTGGGCATGAACGTGTTAAAGAATTCTTCGGTAATTTTGCATCTAAAACAGATGCAGTTATACATCTAGCCAGTTTTCCAAGACAAAAAGTAGTCAGTGCTGACCCTGTGTGGGGTGCAGAAGTAATGGGCACTGGATTGGTTAATCTATTAGAACTTACCAAACGCTATAAAATTCCCAAGTTTGTTTATGTAAGTAGCAGTATGGTCTACGGTACCTTTTTTAATGGCGTAACTGAAGATGCTGTATGCGACCCAATTGGACAATATGGCATTATGAAATACATGGGCGAGAAATTAGTTGAAGATTACACACGTCGTGGTTGCTTTGATCATGTTATCGTTCGTCCCAGTGCTGTGTACGGTGAGTATGATGTTAACGATCGTGTGGTCAGTAAGTTTATGCTATCTGCTATACAAGGTCGTGTACTTAAAGTTAACGGTGCCGGAGAAGTATTGGATTTTACCTATGTAGAAGATACTGCACAAGGTATTGTGTTGTGTGCAACTAAATCAGAAGCCAACAACCAAGTTTTCAATATTACTCGCAGTGATCCATATACACACAATCTTACAGAAGCCGCAGAACTTATTATTCGTATAGCAGGTAGCGGCACTATAGAAATACGCGGCAAGGACTTAGACTTTCCATCACGTGGAAGATTAAGTATTGAGCGTGCCGTTCAGGTCCTGGGATACAGGCCTGCGGTGGGAGTTGAGGAAGGCTTCAACAAATATTATCGATGGTTTACTGAATCACCATATTGGCATGACAAAATTTGATATAGAATTCTTTGGATTAAAAAAACAGTATCTTGTATTACGAGATGAACTGTTAGATGCCACTGACCGCGTGTACCGTTCGGGACAAGTATTAGACGGTGTGTATACTCGAGAGTTTGAACTTCAAATAGCAAAACGTTGTCAACGTCAGTATGCTGTAGCAGTAAACTCTGGCACACAGGCTCTTATATTTGCACAACAGGCTCTGGGATTGGAAGATCAAAAGATTATGATTCCCGGTGTTAGTTTTGTTGCTACCATTAATAGTGTATTGATGGCTAAAAATAAACCTGTGTTTTGCGACGTAGACGAACGTGTGTTACTAGACATAGACAGTATCGACTATGCTATGAATGGAAACATTGCGGCAATCATGTACGTTAACTTGTTTGGCAATATCTTAGACTACTATAAGTTACAAAACATTGCCAAATTCTTCAATGACGATATACAAATCATTGAGGATGCCGCACAATCGTTTGGTGCTACATACCAAGGAGTGCCCAGTGGAAAGCTGGGCGATATCAGTGTATTAAGTTTTGACCCTACAAAGAATCTAAGCAATTACGGATCCGGCGGCATGGTCTTAACAGATGATCTTCATGCCGCGGCATTGGTATTAGATTTGCGTAACAATGGCAAAGAATACAATCACGACTACCCAGGTACTAACAGCAAAATGTCAGAAGCAGACTGTGCCCAGATGTTAGTCAAGTTAAAGTACTTCGATCAATGGCAACAACGTCGCACAGAAATTGCCAATTTTTATGTTGAAGAACTAATTGATTATTTTGATATACCATTGCCGGGGCAAGATGTAGAACATTCATGGCATAAGTTTGTTATACGCTTGACTGAGCGTCATGGATTACAAACACACTTACAAAGCAAGGGCATTGAAACAAGGATACACTATAACAAAGCCCTGTTTGAACACGCTGTAGGTTGGGATCACATAGATTACGCCACTGATTCTATGCGTGGCTCAAGTGCTTTTACTAGAGAGTGTTTGAGTTTACCTATCTACCCTGAACTAACAGACAGCGAAGTAGAACATGTAGTAGAATCTATTGTTGCGTACTTGCATTAAATCTTTCGCGCAACCAGGCCCACTCAAAGCTGAGTTTTAACTTTTCGTAGTCTCCCCCAACTTCATTATAATAGGCCACAGCATCTTTGGCTCCGGCTAAACAATCATCGGCATAGTTGCCTTCTGCTTTTGTACACCAGACATTGAGTCTATGTTCAGTTTCTACAGTAGGCTCGGTAGACATAAAATATTTTAGTTTAACCACTTCGCGGAATGCTGTACGCCATGTCATCCAGGCATCTTGATTAAAATGTGCTATGCCGGACAGTATAGGCACCGACTCATGCGGCTGTGTCAGGGTAAAGTCAATGCCAGGCGTGTTGTTGGCCAGCACTAAATTCTTGTTGTAAGCAATCATACCCTGGTGTCCGTACTCTAATCCATTTACAGGATTAAGTGCATTAAAGATATAGTGTTTAGGTTCTTGAAAATAGTCCGGCATCCAAAACCAATCAAATGTCCCGCCCAGAACTTCTAGTTTAGCAAACACAGCAAAGAACCAAGGAGTTTCACTTTGACGTGCGGCTTCTTGATAAGCGGCAACTCGTCCATTTATTCCACGTACCCATTTTACATCATTGTTGCTCATATAGCAAGTATGCTCATACCATTTTTGCTCGTCTGGTTCTCCATTACTAATGAATACTATGTCCAACTGTGGGAATCTACCGGCGGATAAGTAGTCGTTAACTTGGTAATTCGACACCTCAATGTAAGGATAATCGTATATTTGTGTACGCAAATTGGCCTTGATATCTCGGGGTACTATCGCAGTAGCACCTGCACGACTACAACGCATTACAACTCGGTCTTTTGGACTCCATAAGCAAGGGGCAATGCCTATGTGTAAATCTGGTTGGTTAGTAAATAGCACGTAAGGAGTTTCAAAATTGTAGTTTTTAATTTCAGTCACTAGGTCATCTGTATAATAACGATGTCTTGGTATGGGCTTTCTATGTACTGATTGGTCGTCGCAGTAGTTGATAACATTAAACCAATCTAGTAATTCCAAATCAATCATTTGCTGTTTGAACGATTCTACATGTATACGGAACGTGTCTCCACGGTCTTGCCTATCACTTGGGAATACGTGAATCATTTCACTTTGCCACGGCTCAGGTTCCCAGGTAAAATCAAATAACGAATACTCACAGATGCTGTTAATAATCCATACGTATTCCGTGGTAGCAGTAGACATAATACGTTTAAAGGTATCTAGATAGTTGTGTACAAAACGTGTCTTGACAATGTCTGTGAGTAATCGTTCGCGTAATGCAGTATACTGTTCTTGGCTACCTGGATTGCCATGATCAACATAGTAAATGTTATAGGTATTGTCTGGCTTGACGACTGTTTGATTGGCGACAAAGTTTAAGTTAGGAAACTCTTCTAAATTCTTGGCCCAAACTTCGTGTCGTTCAAATTCCCACTTGTTAATTAAGAATGTATCAGACCATTTTTGATGTTGGCTAGGGAATACATGTGTCATGCCTTGTTGCCATGGCTCTGGTTGCCAGCTAAAGTCAAAGCCAGTATAGTCGTACTCACTGCTGATGACCCAGAAACGATTAGTTTTGGTTTTAGTAGTACATCTGTGTATAGTGTCTAACAAGCTGTTGATGTAGCGTACTTTGACTACGGCAGGATACACAGCCTGTAGTTTTTCAAAACGTGTTTGTGCTGTGTCGTTACCCTTGTCCAGGAAGAATATATCTAATGTACCTAGTTCAGCACGTAAGTCTTGTATAAATTTGCGCTCAGTTGCGCCAGGCACATGATACTCTACACTAGCACTACGCTCACCTGCCCAGTGTTGATTACCAAATACATATATGTACGGTGGGTCGTGTGGGTCGGGCACCCACGAGTAATCCCACTCGCAGTCTATTAGAGTATGCCAATGGTTATCATGTCGTTCAGGTAGTGTAGCACGTGGATAGTCTAAGTACTTGCGTTCTCGAGCACCTGGTGCGTGATATTCTACTGTGGGCATACGCTCACCAGGATACCACTGATTACCAAACACATATATGTAAGGTGGGTCCAGCGGGTGCGGTTCCCAAGACCAATCAAATTCTACATCACGTAAAACTTTAAACTTATTTTTGTTGGGTTTTACTGGAACCATTTGCTCGTGAAAATGATATTCATCATTGGCTACAGTATCTGGATGTGCTAGATATGTACCGCCATATTGGTACCATTGATTGGGCCACGAGTGCGTGTATTGACTTTGCCAGGGTAATGCTTTATAATCAAAATCAAAGTTTGAGTAATCATTGCCCCCATAAATATACCAGTAGTAGCCAGTTCTAGTTAATGCCGCGGCAGCTTCTAAGCTGTCAGCAGGTTGCTCAAATTCAAATAGATTAGGCTTAGGCCCATAATAGAAAACATCAAACATGTATAATATTGCTCATCATTATAATAACGTATACTCGTATCTAAAAGACATTATAGCAGATGCCAGGGTACTTTACCTACATCCTTTTGGATCAACTCAACCAGAAAACATAGAAATTATCAGGAATGATATTGATCCTCCCAATCGTCGCGGTCCATTGTTTATATTTTATGATCAAGAGCCACTGCATTCAACATACAACCAAGAACTGTTTGCTTACATTAAACACAATACTGTGGGACCACATATATTAGTTAGCACCGAACGTGACAGCAAAGAAAAAGATATCATATGCGAACGTTTTGGTTTTGCACACATGGATTACTTCTTTCATATCTTTGCCGCAAGCGACTGGTACCGCGGGTGTGAGTTTGATCCTAACATTATACCGGTAGCTGAAAGACAACTCAAAAGCATTTATATTACCCTTAATCGATTAACCAGCAATGAGCGAGTATATCGCAGTTTGTTTATTAACGAACTGTACAAAAACGATCTACTTGACTTTGGCTATGTTAGTTACAGCAAAGATTGCCCCGACGGCGGCATGTATGATGAAAATCTACGCAAGGGCATTGACAATTTAAATCTAGACCCGGCATTAGTTGAAGAAGCTATTACCAACATTGCCGCAATGCCAGACCTGCGTATTGACTTTGAGGGTGAAGCTATACCTAATCAAAGTATGTTGTTGACTCCCACTAAAGAATTAATGAGTAGCTTTTTGTTTGTAGTAACAGAAACTTGTTACTGGCAAAAGAAAACACACCTCACTGAAAAAATCTTTAAGCCTATTGCACTCAGGATGCCATTCATCCTGTTAGGATGTCAGGGCAATTTACAATACCTACGTGACTATGGATTTATTACTTTTGGCGATTTCTGGGACGAAGGATATGATGCTATTAGCGATCCTATTGAGCGTATGCGGGCTGTGACAGAAATTTTAAATAAACTTAAAGCACTAAGTGAAGAAGACCTAATGCACATGCTGTTAAGTATGCAACCTATATTAGATCATAACTATAAGTTGTTTACTTCAGGAACAGTACTGCGTCGAGAATGGCAACACTTGATCAAAGGATTTCACGACATCAGTCGGTTCTATGAGTTTGACAAGCCGCACTCAGTAGACTTGAATACCAGACAAGCTATTCCTGTCGCCCCCAGCCAATGCGGTTCCATACACGCTCATGGAACCAAAATAAAATAATCTTTGTAAGAACTTCTACTGCTGAAATACTTAAGGCAATAACAGGTTGCCCTGTTATTAGCCAAGCTATTAAAAACGTATCTACAGTACCAGTTACTCGCCAACTAACTGCTTTGGCAAAACTCCGAACTGGTGTATCACTCATCTCAATCCCATTTCTTCACGAATTTTTGTAGCACTGATGTCTGTAATTGACTCATCAAACGTTTCTTCTCCTGATGTATAGCCAACGCCACGACCCCATCCAATGTGTACAATGTTAGGTACTACTTGTATATCGTACTGGCCTTGATATAAAGGATCAAGGTCACGTCTAATAAAGCCTTTGACTTTTTCTACTTCAAAAGGGTTTGAGCCTTGCCATCCTTGTACATCACGCACTTGAATAATAACTTGTCCTGTCTTTTCTAATAGGCGTTCAAACAGCGCACGATGTCCTTTGTGCCACGGTTGCCAACGTCCTAGCATTTGCACAGTTTCTTTACGCCAGTCAAATTGCGGACGACGTTGCTGTTTAACAATACGTTTGCCCACATAAGAAGCCCACTTGTCTGCATCTTGTTCTGTAATACGAAAGTCGTAGTGGTCAGGTGGAATGAATGCTTTATTGGTATCTTCAAAGCGTCCGCTATCAATTGTATCCATCCAGATAGTCCAGTCTGCTTTAAAGTTATTACGCATTTCAACCAATGGACACACAAAGTCACAAATAACATAATCGCCCTGCGCTTCCATACTAAACTGAAACATACGAATACTTTGACGTATGCGTCCTTCATTGCTAAAATCCCAATCGTTATACTTGCGGCGAATGTCGTCGGCATTAAACCAAGTTACTTCGCAATTTAAGTTAGTGTCCTGCATCAATGCACGACTATAACTCATTTCGCCATGTGCTTCTAAATACTCTTTTAGTTTGCCGGCAAAGGTTGTTTTGCCTGATCCAGGTAATCCCATTATTAATATACGTGACATGTTTATCTCCTTATGTCCACTCTTGATCTAACCAAGGAAATGTTTCCTTCCAGTTAGTATTTCTACGCCTATCTAATTCAGTTAGATAAACTTTTAAATCATTAATACGTTTTACATCTCTTGTTTTACTGTTAATTTGTTTAAATACACCCGCTAAGTGTTCTCTGCTACTATCCCGGGGCATAAGTTCTAACACCTGTTCAAACTCTTGATCAAATGCACCTGGTCCAAATATGTCTGGCATCATTTGTACAGGTTGTACAGCACTCATAAAGCTGTACTGTATGGTTTTGTCTTTAGGGCGAACTTGATTCCAACGTACTAGATTTTCAATGAACTCAGGCATGGTCTTAATAGTTAATCCGGTAATAGTTGAATTAATAGATAACTGTATCCAATCTTTAGTTAACATGTACTCAAAATTTTCTTGCCACTCTGTTAAATCTAATCCTTGCCTGACATATTCTTGTTCTTTGCCCCAGCAATCTAGACTGCACGACATCTGTAATTTTCTAATATGCTGATCAGCAACCATACGTTCAAAACGATCTATATACTTGCGAAACTTTTTAGGATTAACTTTTAAGTTAGTGACAATGTTAAATGTTAAATCAGGATTAGGGTGCGTATCCCAAAATTCTATACAGGTATCTAGTTCAGGTTGAAAGAAAGGTTCTCCACCCAACACTTGAAAGTAACGTATATGGCGGCCTCGATCTTCTAGATACTTCCAGAAGTCTGCAAGCATACGTTCGTAATTGGGATTATTTTTAACAGGATAACCAAACTTAACGTCTCCTTGATGAAACGCACCAAATCTTTTATTCTCTTCTTCCCACTTGGTGCTCAACCAACTGTTACAGTATACACAACTCATGTTACAAGTATTATTAAAGTACACTTCTAGTATAGTGGGAGTTACTTCTATAGCAACGGGGTCAGTGCTTAACTCTGGTGGCGGCAATTCTCCTTCCCGGCCACTATTAAACTGATACATACGATCGCTAGTGCCGCCTGCCGATTCAATACGCTGACAATATTGACAACCACCTTGCGGCCATTGTCCTCGCAACATAGTTCTACGTGCCTCTAGTTTACGTGGCAAGTTATGAAAGCCGGCAAAATTGTCAGGGTCTATAGGTAGTTGGTCACAACGATGACAACTACTAGTCACACCTTCTTTTAGAAAAACAGTTGACCACGACCATTTTAACAAACAGGCTGTGTCTGTTTTGATAGGAAATACTTTATTCAACTGTGTACCTTAACATTATATGCTTGTTCGAATCTGTCAGCGTCTGCGCGAGTATTGACCATTGGCTCTCCACGAATGTTTAATGACGTATTAAGCAACATAGGACACCCAGTTATCACAAACCACTTTTCTAATAGTTCACGGATTCCACTTCCGCAATCTTTTTTAACTGTCTGTACTCTACTACTGCCATCGATATGAGAAATAGCAGGGTATAGGTCAGGGTACCGGCAAATGCCGACAGATTGCATGTAAGGGCTAGTACCCCAACCACGAGGCATATGGAAGTATTGATCCACAAATTCCTCCAAGATAATAGGGGCAAAGGGGCGAAACTTCTGGCGTCTTTTAATGTCATTTACTCGATCCTTTATATCTGGTCCTCGCGGGTCTGCAAAGAGACTTCTATTTCCAAGGGCTCTAGGACCAAACTCTGCTCGTCCACTAGCAACTCCAACGATTTTATCTGAGAGTAAACTATCAAGGAGGGCATTGACGGGATACTGGCTGCTAATCTCGTGACCGAGATATGCATTTGTGAAGTTGAGCTTTTTTCCGTAGGCCAATGCGGCAGCGCCAAGGCTACTACCAGCATCGCCAGGATTAGGCATGATCCAAATATTTTCAAAATACTCACCAAGATTTCTATTAGCTAGACAGTTTAGGGCAACACCGCCCTGGTATACTAGATTTATGCTCCACCCAAAGTTTTTTGCGCGGCGCATTATATTATATATCAAATTTTCACAAAGTGTCTGTGCAGAACTGGCAATTTCCTCGTTGTGTGCAAAATGATAGAAAAAGTCCGGATCTAGTCCTGTGTGTAGATTTTGTTTAAATGTTACGTCCCATTCGTTATGTATTAAACCGTTCTTAAATGTATCAGCAAATCTGGGCTTACCATATGCGCTCATGCCCATTAGAATGTATTCGTCTTCGTTGGGTTTGAGTCCTACACGTTGAGTCATTGCACTATAAAATAGTCCGATACTGTGCGGATATTTTTGTCCCCACAATCGTTTGTACTTTGCCTGTCCATTATGATATTCTGCCGCCCATATACTGATAGTGTCCCATTCTCCTATAGCATCAATGACAACCACAGTAGCACGTTTAAATGGACTTGTTTGGAATCCTGCGGCCGCATGTGATAAGTGATGACTGTAGTTGACTATACGGTCTGGCAACACACAAGGACCAAACTGTTGTTTAAGTATTTGCTTAACTGTAAGTTTATTCCACTCTATGCCTTGCCCTGAGTATAATTGTCGTAACTGTTTCTTCCAAGGTATTTCGTAGTAGGCAATTGTGTCAATCGTGCCGGCCGCTTGCCATGCATCCATGAGTAAGTCAGGGTGCAAATTTGGGTCATTTTTAATCCTGCTGTAGCGTTCGCTATGCCCGGCGTATAAGATGTTACCATTACCGTCAACTACTGCGGCAGCGGCATCATGGAAGCCAGCTGAAATGCCTAATATATTCATTGATGTTTTCTGCTATTTGTTGATGTCCTGCTTCGGTTGGATGGCCACCAGGAAGTTTTTGGTCAGAGGAAAAATAATAGCACATGGTCTTATACCCATTGGATCCATTAAGATTACTAGTTGGGTGTCCAATGAAATATCTAAAGTCTACTTTGTCCCACAGATCCTGTGTATCTTCTGTTGGTGCCCAATCGTGCCATGTTACTAACATTAGATAGCGTTTACCTTGATTAGCTAGTAAATTTTGTGTTACGATAATATCTCTAATCCATTTACGCATACACCACAGATCAAAGTGTTCGTTGTGATCAAGCGTAAGTGCTTTGATTAGAGTTTCTTTATGTTTATTATCAACGGCTTTTAAATTTCTACCAGGCCATACGTCGTATGGGGTACCGTTTAAAAATTCTATCCTATTAGGACTAGTCCAGGAAATAACTACTAACTCAGCGTCATCTTTAAAAGCTGTGTCAACTATTCTTTTAACCAATCTGGTATTGCCGCAGGCCCTACGACCCAAATTAGTAACAGGACGATTGGTTAATTGTCCTAGTTTACCGGGCCAAGCATTTGGACTTGGGTGTTGATTGTCCCACCCAGCATCTGTCAGCTCGTCACCGTAGGTAAAGCTGTCGCCTATACAGTATATCATTTGTAAATAAAAGGGTCTCGTTTTTTAAGTGCTCGCATCTTTCGGCGATAATGTATTTCCATTTTAATTCTGTTGTAAATGTTTTGTAACCATTTCATTGAATTTTCCTTGTATAAGTTTTGCGGCATCAACATGTGCCTGTTCCAGTGGATGTTGATCTGGTCCACACGGATAATTGTTTTCTATTGCCCATTGATAAAAACCTCTCGGCGTTTGTGTGTTCCACGCTTCTTCCGCGGGCGGAAACAAAAACCAATGGTCCCAATCTGTTGCATCATCTAACCATTCTAATAAACAGTTATCAGCACAGGTAAACAGGTATGGTATGTTACGTTCTTCCAGCCGTGTTTGTGTGTCTTGTATTACAACTCGACTAGTAAATGCGTTATGTCCTCTTAGAGGCCAAGTCCAACATGCTATTACAAACATTTCATCGTTGCTATTGTTAGCCATGTGTTTGGATAAAAAATGCATAATATTGTAGTTACATTCCCCAGGAGAGGCAAGACAATGATACTGATTATCTCCCGCTAACAATGCTGTAAAAGTCTTTCGGCTGTACCCGTTGGGGCCGCTGTGACGGCAATCAGCTAACTCACTTCCCCAAACAAAACTATCACCCCCGGCTACTATAATCATATCCTGGCTTCATCATGTCTATTTGCATTTGTTTGTATGCGGTATCAGTCCAACAATATTTAAATTTATTGCCAACACCGTCTACTTCTATGCTGTATATATCTAAGTGCTCGCCTAGTATATCCCAAATTGTTTGTCCATCGGTTGTTCCAAAACTTGATCTCAACTCTACTTGTCCAATTGGCAAGTATCCAAGACTTAACTTGGGATCTTTATAATCCTTATTGTTGGCAGTAAGCCATTGACGGAACTGATCTTGTTCTATATTATGCCAAGGTTGCTTGCCACCATATACTACATCATTGCCCCACTCTACATCAAACTCGCCTGAGTAATACTTTAACTCGGTAATAGCTTCACATACTGTGTCAGTTAACTCGGGTGCATGTTCGTCACGGAATACTTCAAATAAGGTTTTACCTATTTGTGTCCAGTGCATATACACTCCACCTAGTACACGATCATATCCGTTAGTCGCAAATAATTCTCTATGTGAGTCTTTTAAGTCTAGTCTAGTACTGTTAATGAATGTAGTAATTTGACTAGGGCGTACCCAAAAAGGTGCTGTTGCTTGTTTACGTTGACTTAAGATTAAGTTTTCTACTTCGTGACACAGATTATTTAACTGACGAATGGCGTATTTGGTATCGTGGTCCGCACGTCGATAATAATCACTTAATCCCCACACAGTACCTTGTAATCTTTCAAAGTGATTGTGCAGTATGTTCATAGTTGTATGATTGATACCATGCTCGGCATAATCATAGCCCACTACATTATCAGGAGTGAATGTTTCTTCAATGCGATAGTCAGTAAAGAAACTGTTTACTTGTTTGACTGCTAGATTAATTTCATTGCATAGGTAATCTAAGTTACGAGCTGTGTTAGGGAAGCCCATAAAGCAATAATTCTTTTCTAGTAAGCTACCGGACTGTAACAAACCCTTTAATGCTCGAATCCAATCTCGTGACAACTCATGATCAAATGAATTGATCACATAGTCAACTTGGTCGTTGTAATTGAGAGGATTACGTAGTACAATTTTGATTGTCATTAGAATGCCGGTGGAGGGAAAAAATCGTCCTTATCGTTAAGAACTTCTGGATTCTTTTTTACATAGCAATACATACAAACAACATATACTATTCCTACAAATACTATAAAAATTAAAGGGAAATATTCTTCCACCATTTTAATACCTCTGGCCTTTCTGCCAATATATCTTCCATAGTATACACGTCTTTACGAATTTCTTCAAGACGTTGTATACGTTGTTTACCTTTGATTAGTCCAGATTTGTAAGTGTCTGGCCACTGTTCAGCAAAAGTGGGTCTGGTTTTCAGTTGAGCAAGTACGTCCCTTAGAGCTCCGGTTGTTTTCCCGGAAATATGTTCGTCTATCCAAGGATGTAATAATTCCCGGGGTAGTGCTAAAGGCGACATGACAATGTCAGGGCCGAAACTAAAAACTACTTTTGCTAATACGTCTACATCTAGTTGTCTTGAAAGCTGTTCGATACGTGTAACTTCGAACATTCCGGGCAAAGTGAGCGTAAAGTCAATTCTTGTTTGACGTCTGTGACGTCTGATTTTAACTCCTTGACTGAAGTTCTCAAGCCACGCATTAAAGTCAAGGCCCGTCCTAATATATTCTCCAATTTTGCCTGTTCCGTCGAGTGACGCACAGATTTGCCAATCCCGTAACCCGCTGAGAATATCACTATAAAGATTAATACCTCTATAATTGACCCTACTAAGATTTGTGTTGTACCGAGCGTAAACATTTGGCCCGTCTCCTAATTCTATTATGCGCTTCATGTACTTCCAATGTTGTTCGTACATTAGCGGTTCGCCTCCCACCCAATACACCTCTTCTACACGGTGCTCTTCTACAGCAGTAGAAAACTCTTGCTCTACCTGGGTATCTTGAAACGTTTCTATTTGTTTTTTGACTTCAGGACGCATCCAATTATTTTTTGGATTTGTATAGTCGACCATGTCATGTTGCTTCTGTTCAGTTTCCCAAGCACTCGACAACATGTCGCCGCACATACGGCACTTAAAGTTACACAAGTTACTAAAACGATAATCCCAACTAACAGGTAACATTGTGGTATAGCCAGTGGGATCTGTGTTTTCCATGACTGTATTATACTTATGTCCAAATAACTGATTAAAATAACTGCGGTAAACATCTGTGTTTAATAGCTTGTCGTTACATACTTCACACTCTGGGAGGGTTTCCCCGCGCATCATACGCAGGCGCACGGATCTCATGTGCTCACCATTCCAATGCTCATCCAGGGTGATGGGTATGTATCGGCCAGTTCCAGATTTGGTATCTATATACTGCTCAAAGTTTTGTGCAGGTTCACGAGATGCACAGCACATACGTCGCTCTGTTTGCGGACTTAGATAGGTGTGAGTCCACGGTGCCATGCATAGTGTTGCTGGATTAGTCATTGAATGATAAACTCTCAAATTCTAATATGCCACTGTTGACTACTGCATGTAAGTCGTTTAAGTTGGTTACACGCCCAACTACAGGGTATCCTGTGTAATGTATAATCTTTTCTACTCCGTGTTCTTCTAAGAAGTCAGGACCGTGCGCCCAAAAGAATTTAATCAATGCTTCAAAGTCTTTAAATTCTGGATAGTCTGTTTGTGCTATGTTAATACCTGCTTTGATAAAGTTGTGGAACTTACAAGTTTGGCTAATGTTGATACCATCTTGTTCCTGAAATAACTGTAGAGGACCGTGTCCTACATAAGGGTTAATTAATTTAACATCACCAAAGTCAAAACTACGTTTAAACTTAAAATCTGTGTCTAAGGGAAAGCCCACTGGTAAATGATATTCTAATTGTAACCAGCTTGTTCTATCACCTGTGCCAAACTGTGTTAGGTGTAAGCAATAGTGTAACTCGTGTATGAGTTCATCTTGTTGTTCAGTAATCTGACTAAAGCCCGTTGCTAGTAGTGTTTCTAAATTCTTATGTAAGCTAGGAGCAATGCCTATGTTAATGTCTTCGTGTTCATCCCAAGTCCAGCCAAATTCTCGTTTAGCCTGTTGACTTAATTCTCTCATGTACTCGGGTGTATACTTTAATACGTCTCTGTATATAGTTGGGTGTCTACTATATGTGGCTTTGATTAGTTTAGCAAACTTATTCCCAACGGCGGTATCATCAATGGCTAAATTGAGTTCGGGACGATCTTTAAATTTAACTTGTATATTAGGCATAACCCATTGCTCTGGCTATTTCAGGATGCGTATCTGTAAAACATTGTTTACGATATTCATCTGTTTGTTTCATCTTAAATAAGAATTCACTTCCGTCACTGCCAGGACCTGCTTCGATAAAATTAATCACGCTGTTAATTTCTTCTTGGTACGACTTGCTGGTCCAGAATGTTGTTTTTAATTTATTAAGAACTAGTTCTTTTGCCCGAGGAGTCATATACTGTATGCTCATATGATCGGGGCTGTGCATCATGTTAAAGTAAATGCTACCAAAGGGTTTAGTATTTGCCCATGCCAGTAATTCATCCAAGTAGTATACGTTCTGTATGTTGATAGTGAAGCATAACTGTGTGGTAATGTTAGGGACACTCATTTTTTTCATTATGTGAATTTCATCAATGATGATGTTTGATTCTTGCCAGTTAGCCCCATAACGCTCGTATTCAAATCTATTACCCACATTGTCTACACTAAATGCAATGTCCACACGACCAAAATTCTTCCATAGTCCCCAGTGTCCACCAGGATACTGTGTAGCATTGGTATTGTAGTGTATATCAATATGTTGACTATCACCAGTTTCAACTGCGTATTCTAATAGATCAAAGTGTTCTTTGATCATCCAGGGTTCGCCGCCAGTAAACTCAAAGTACTTGATGTTCGGCAACAACTCACGCATGTTATCCCAGAACGTTTCAGTCTTACGCGGCCAAGCGCCTTGCTTTAACCATTGGTATGCTATGTGTTGTTTCTTATCAACACCGGGCATATACTTTAGTTCTTCTTCTGCCCACTTACTACTGGACCAAGAGCCGCATATACGACATTTAAGGTTACAAATGTTACCCAGCTTTAAATCAACAAACCAAAGTTGATCGGGATTGTCATTGGTCCAATCTACTTCTTTGTACAGTTCTTTAAGTCGTACTTGTGTATGCATACGCTTGCTAGTACGGCCCGCGGCTTCTTCTTCCCAACAACGGTTACATGTTGCAGGTTTTTCACCTGCGCGAAACTGTTGCCGTAAATTTTGCATATAAGTACTACGATATGCTGTTTCAATATTGGTTTTAGTTAAGTCGTACTTGTTGCCGGCTTCGTCTGTAATTTCTTCATGTGCCATACAGCAAGGACGTACTGTGCCCATTGGGCTAGTTTCTACGCTAATCCAAGGTAACATACAAATTGAACTGGGTAATGTCATCGTTTAATTGTTGCTAATTCTGGAAATACTGTAAAGAAATCTTCCCCGCGCAAATTATCTAACTTGGCCGTTTCGTTTAAGAACGCCCCCATAAATCCACCATTGCGTTTGGCGTTTATCATGTTGAGCGCACTTTGAAATCCGTTGCTGGCTCTACGTAAATCATCTTTAGGCACTAACCATTTTAAATGACTTTTATATGCTGGAGTAATAACATCATCTTTAAACTCTTGTGGAAATATATCAACACGATACCATTCGGGACTTTGACAAATGTTTACGTTAAAATCTTTGGGCTGTATCAATCCTAACTCAACCCATTCTTTGTGAAAGTCCAAAACGTGTAACACATTCATAGCACTGATGGTTGCCGCAACATAAAAGTCTACATGCGGAACTTCTTCCATCATGCGTCTACGGTTATCCACAGTTTGTGCCCAATCTGTTCCTTTTCGCATTAGCTCCGCTCTAGCTCCGCTTGCATCTAAGCTGGCTCCAACGCTAACATTGGTAAAATGTTTCCAATATTCGAATACGTGTTTATCTTTATATGCCAATTCGCTAAAGTTTGTATTGTACTGTATACGTATATCTGTTTTACCTGCTTCAATTAACTTCTCTAGCAAGTAATAATGTTCCTTCATAATCAGCGGTTCGCCACCGGCAAAGTACACCTGCTCTAAGTGAGGAATATGTGGCTCCATTTGTTGAAGCATGTCTTCTTCATCACCGGTAGTGTACTCTATACGTGCCATTGGACGATTTAGCACGTCTGGGTCCTTACCGTATAACTTTTTATGATCGTTAAACCAATTACTACTAAAGATAGGACCGCAACTACGACAACGGAAATTACATAAATTACTAAAGCGAACGTCCCAGTAGCGTATTTCAAATTTGGGGTTAGTACCATCAGATAATGTGTCATCTACTTCGGCAATGTGCTGTCCGTAACTACGATTGGCATCATTACGCATACTAAAGAAACCATTTTGCTCTTGCTCGTAGCACTTGGTACATTCTTTACATGGCTTGTCTTCCATCATATTAGTACGCATTAGTTTATATGGATCTTGATTCCATACTTCTTCCATTGTGTTCTTGCGTAGGTCTCCTACTGGATGCCAATACTCACTTAGACAACAAGGATAAGCACGACCGTCCGGGAAGGCATGCATGTGTACCCAAGGCATCATGCAGAATGTTTCGCTTTCAGTTAATCGATTCCATTGTTCGTCTGTGCATTGATCGCGTTCAATGAAAAAAGGATCCTTTACATTGTAACTGTATCCTCTTTTATAAAATCGTTTAATCTTATCTTCTTCTTGATCGCTCATATTGAATTGTACCAATCTGCCAGTGCAGGAAATGTTTGTGTAAAGTTTTTACCACGACGCTGATCGTATTGTGTGTAAAACTGTTTGAAGTCTTGTTGTAGTACTGATTGTTCTGCGGCGCCCATATGAGGAGTTTTAACTACATCTAAGTAATCGATTAGTCTTTGTAGTTGATTGCGTTCCATCTGGTGTAAGAATTCATCATTTCTATTAGCATCTAGCCAGGCTTGTAATCTAAAACGATATTGTGTACGTAACTCATCTGATAGTACTAAGGGACTTTGAAAACTTGGAAAGCGTAAAATATTTAGCGTAAACGTGGGGTAGTCTTTACCGTATTCGCGTTTCCAATTCAGTATACATTCTAAGAATTGATCCAGTGTGTCTAAACATAATGCGTTAATAGTACACATCATGTGGAAACCTTCTATCCTGCCATTGGTTAGGACTTTTTCTACATTGTTAGCCCAGTCATCCCATACTAACCCATCACGTATGTATTCTGCTTGCGTACCCATTGCTTCGTTACTAGTGTACAAATGAAAGTGCTTGATGTTTTGACTAGCATCAATCATACGATCAATTAGCTCGTCTTTGGCACCCAGGTTACTGTTAAGAGCAAAGCGCATGTCAGTGTCATTATTCTTAAACCAATCTAACAGTTTAAATGTTTCTCCGGACATTAATGGCTCGCCGCCAGTTAGTCGTAATTCCAAGAGTGTTTTATGTAAGTCTGATTCCCACCATTTAAAGAACGCTTCAACATAAGGATTACTTTGACCAAACTTATAAAGCTGACTACTACCATGGTTATGAGTAAAATGATTCCTACCGTCTGAAGTGAGATTTGTGTAAGGCCCGTGAACATCGATATCTTTAACCCAAGTACTACTGAAAGCAGGGTTACAGTAGCTACACCCAAAATTACATGTACGATCAAAAGCAATCTCAAGCGTTCGTAAATCCACGTCAGCTGATGGGTTAAGTCTATAGGCATCATCGAGTTCCTCATCTTTGTATATAACAGTTTTGTAAACACGATCGCTGATGTTGTCCCGACCAATGTCTTCTATTTTCCAACAGTACTCACACCCAGATGGTCTTTTGCCCTGTTGCATCTGAGCACGTTCCTCTTTTTTCTTGGGTGTGTTGTGCAATGCTTTGGGGTTTGCTTCTACTTCTTCCACACTTACTTTATGCGGTAATGGGTGATGACAACTTGTAGTCATTCCAGATCCCAACCATATAGTAGCGTTGTACCATTTTGCTCCACAGAATGACTCTGACTTGATGTCAATCACACGGTGCTTGTATTCTAAATCAGTTTCGTTATTAATTCTTGGCATAGTATTCGCATTCTTTCCAGAACTCTTTCATTTCTGGAAATGTTTTTAAAAAGTCGGTATCTCTGCGTTGATCGTGTTCGTGAAAGAAACGATAAAAATCAGCACGTTGTAGTTTAACATAATCAGGGTCTAAATTGCGACCTTCTTTCATCCAGTCTATATCCCTACGCATACGCTGTATTTCGTAATCTTTAAAACCTTGAAATGGACGTTCTTCAGTTTCTAAATGTAATTCCATCCAGTCTGCTACACGTTCTAGTACACCAATGTAGACTTCGGGCAGTATCTGTAAACTTTGCCAGGCTGGTTGTCTTAGTAAAGGAGTATCAAACCAAACACGTTGATATGTGCTACTGTACATTTTTCGTAAATCTAAAATCCATTCTAATTGTTGTTGTATGCCTAACACACTTAGATTATTCATTGTAATGATAAACGTAAGACTATTGCGATAGGGAATCTCATCTAAGAATCTATGCACTCGATCCCATACACGTCTGAAGTTTAATCCGTTGCGAATATACTCAGCATGTCTGGGATTTCCAGAATCTAAACTTACGTATTGCATAAAGTGTTCTATCTGTGTGCCGCATAATTCTTTAACATAACCCAGGTATTTTTCAAACAAAGGTTCTTCAACACTAAAGTTACTTGTTACATTTAAGTGTAGTTCGGGATTAGGCAATGCTAACACATAGTCAAATACTTTATAAGTATTCTTATCCATTAGCGGCTCGCCACCGGTCATGCGAAAATGTTTTAAGTGGGGATATAGTGTGGGCCACCATTCCCAGAATGCATCAACATATGGATTATCTTCTCTAGTAGGAATTGGTCTATTACGGCCAGTAAAATGGCTAGGATCATTGTGAACAGTACTAGTAGGATAGCCACCCCAACGGTCAACCTCTTGTTGCCAGCTCGAGCTGAACTGTGGACTACAATAACTACATTTGAGATTACAAGCGTGATTAAAATTAACTTCAACATAACTAGGTACAACATCTTCATCTCCGGTACTATTCTGAATAGTATCAAAATCACTTGCAGCCCAGGGCTCACCTGAACGATAGTGTCTGTCGCTTAACTGTCCGTGTGCTTCTATATTCCAACAATAACTACATTCTGCGGGCTTTTCATTCTTAAGCATTATAACCCGTTGTTGTTTTTTATATGCTGTATTATGTAGTGCGCCCGGATTGTCTTTAAGTGCATCTGCATCAATTGCGTGAAGTGGCGGGTGGTAGCAGGAGTTGTTTAGTCCTGTGGGCAAGTGTAAACTAACTTGTTTCCATTTAGCCAAACAAAGTGCAGGACCTAAGTTCGCCTTCATCCATTCAGCTGATGCCATAAAATCGCTTTTAGACATAGCCTCTACTTTTTAATTCAGTGTATAAAAATTCTGCATACACAGTATAAGCCCACTCGTTTGGGTAATTAACGTTATCTGGGTCAGTCCATCCACGTTCTGTGGCCAAATCTATTAGATGTTGTTCTGTGTAGAATTGTGACCAATCGATTAATTGATATAAATTTTTATATCTATCGAATTTTTTTAATGTACCAGGGGTCATGAAAAGATAGGGAATTTTCATTTCTTTAAGAACACCTTGTAAACTAACAACTCTAATTAGACTCTGTTGTACCAGCTCTGCATACTTTACTACACTAAAATAATCCACAAACAACCGGCTAATAGTATCCAGCTCTTCTTTTGATTTTTTCTTTTTTCCAAAACTTTCTACCAGGTATCCTTGGCTACTGATCCAGTTTTCTGGAACATGATTATCTTGCGGCATTCCTTCGTGTATTCCTTTAAGATGATTGGAAGTCCAATAATTATTATCAAATTGGTCAATGCTACCAACTTGCCAGTCTGCACGTACCATTGTTTCCGGCCACATAACTAATACTAAATCAAATTTCTCTTTAGATAATTTTTCAACTGTACTTTCGTGTACGTAAGTGTATCCGGTGCCCGGACACGAAATATTGATTATTTCGCATTCCATTTTATTTTTAAGCTGGTTAGGCCAGGCGATAGGTTTAGCACTTATTGATGCGCCGTTAACTAGTATTTTCATTCGCGTGTCATTGGTCCTTGATTTTTAAAATTGCTCTTATAGTGGTGTTTGAAAAACTTACTTTCTGCAGGTTTTATGTCCACAATAGGCAATCCCAATCGTATACGTAGTATGTCGCCTACATTGATACTTTGGTCTGTACCATCTTGTTTGAATGATTCCCACAATCGAGCCAGCACATCAAAATCTTGTACATCTTGATAATTCCACCCTTCCAGCATGATCATAAACGTTCCAAGGCGTGCGCCGTATATGGCCCACATGCCATTGTCAACATCTGCGCCTACACTTTGCCAAATACACAAGTGATCATAGTTGCGATTGTTCACACGGGTTTCAAATTCTTCTAGTGAGGGCTTATGTCCTCGATCCAAACACATCTTTACGCCTTCACGAAACCCGGCGCGCCATGCTTGAAAAGGGCTGGCGTTAGGATAAGTTGTACTGTAGCAATCATTCATAGCCCAGTAATTGGGATAAAAACAAAACTCTACATCATTGGCTTCACTGCCGTCACTATTCTCGTGAGTACGCATATTTCGTATAAATTCTTTTGTCCAACAACTCATACCACCATTGCCGTACATCAATCCATTGATAATATTACGGCTGCGCCAACGAAACACACAATCGCTATTACTGCTATCCAGAGTAAGTTGTAAATTAAAAAATTCGGGATCAGGTATGTTATCACCGTCAATAAGAATAAACCGCTCAGTATCACTTGCATCAGCCGCAGCCTTATGTGCCGCATCTGATCCCTTGACCCCGTCCACTCGCTTTGCCCAAGGCACCATGTTTTGAATTTTAATCCAAAATTCTTCTTTTTTAGGTTCATCATATGTTAAGTAAATGCAGTCTAAGTCTGCTACATCAATTATATCTGTCATAGTACTCTACGTTGTTATATTCTTCTTTGGGGTATAATGCTATTGCGGCATTGCCTGCTACTACTCTTTGTCCTGTAGTACCTTTTGATAGTACAGTTCGGTTCTGTGTCTTTACTTCTATCTTTTTTAATTTTCCGTCAACAACACGAAGCTGATTAGTATTTGTTTGATTAAATTCGTCGGGATGATTTAATACAATGTAATTGCCTTCAGGATGATCTGTTTCCCATAGACCAATTATACTGCCATCGTCATTGTAATACAACCTAAACTCTTTTACCTGCTTAGGTCTATTACGATCATATTCAGCTACTAGTTCAAGTGCTTTTAAGAATTCTGGATTCATAGTATTCGATCATATCATCTGATGCAAATGTTTTATCATGGTAATGAAAAGGATGTAATTGGTTAATGCCGTTTACTCTGATCATTCCAGAATCAAACTCTGAAACAAATGTTTGTTGAAAAGTCAAATCTTCATCAAAGTTATTGTGTGCAGGCTTCATATGTGTAAAATTAACAAAGTCTGCACTGGGTATTGTGCATAGTTCTGGTCCTACTAGTTGTGCCGCTAGAGCAAATACTACATCTGTAGTTGCTTGGTCGTCTCTACAGTTTTTAATAGTATTTTTAACTGTGTCCCAATTTTCATAAATTTGTCTGGCGTAGGTAAAAAAGTCTCGGGCTGTTTTAGTAAATCTAAAATACATTAATCCGTTATAAACATCAGGTAACTGATTGTTAATGAACACTTGTCTGTATTTTTTACTTGTGCTTATATTTTGTTGATAATCTCTGCAACCGTGACTTAGTACAATATCACGTAGTCTAAAAGTATTCCACCAATGATCTATACTGCGTGTAAACAGTAAGTCGCTTTCTACTTTAATAGTTTCTTTAAAAGGCGTGAGCCAAAACGCTTGCCATTCGTTATCCAACCGCCAACCAGAGGCCATGCTAGAATCATCCCGGGCAAGATCAATAATGTAATCAAAAACGCTATGATGGCTATCATTTAATAACTCTCGAGTTTGGGAATCTACTACGACTGCTACTTGAGCATTTGTTTGTGTTGCTTTTATATTTAGTGCTTGTAGGTAAGCCAGGCGTAGATAGTCTACATCTGCTGTGTTTAGTGCAAAAGTTAAGAATCCCTGTTGTGCTTTATGCTGACTCAAGTTCAACAAACTCCTTAAACTGTTGGCTTAGTAAATATGCTTTACTCATAACATGTAAATTCATACGTGGCACTATATAAGCCTTGGTCTCATCACGTATGATAAACGTGTTATTTTTTGCTGTAATAGATTTAATAGGTTGATCTATGTTTAGCATAGGTCCAGGAATACCCTGCGGGTTATACTGGTGTCCGTTTAAGATAATATCAGCAATAGCAAACGCATAGTCATTTCTATAGTTGCGTTGTTCTATGTTGTACAAGGCTCTATAGTATCCATAGTTGTTTTGTATACGTTTAATCAATTCAAAGTATGTTTGTGCCCTGGGTGTTTTTCTAAAAGCAAATACCGTGGCCCAGACATAAGGTAAACTAGTTACTCCCATTGTCTTGGGAAATTCCTGTGTTAGACCACGAGCTTGTTTCATTATGCTCCAATCAAAATCTAACGTAAACAATTGATTAAGTGTATCATTGAAAATTAAATAGTCTGCGTCAATTACAATAGTTTCGTCGTATGGACTTAGCTCATAGGCCATATAACGACTGGCATTGTTCCATTGTACAAACTGTTTACTATCTATATCATAGCGTGTGTTTTCTGTGCTAGGTACATCAGTAATTAGTGTATAAGGTAATCCCAGGGTCTTACTGGCCAATTTTAGTGTGTGGTTAGCTATACCAACATAGTCTGTGGTATCTGTATTAACAGCAAAGGCCACAATGCCTCTAGATTCTACGGAGACGTTTGAGTTCTGCATGTTCTTGATGCCATGTGTTCATTGCCTGTTGATAGTGCTGACAAGCAGTACGGTAAAATTCTGCACAATTTTCAATTTGAATAGGATTGCCGTACGTATCTTCCATAAACATATTTTCCCCGCCACCCCAGGGCCATACTTCATCTGCACTACGCCAAGCATGTACAAAGGAGATTAATTCTGGTGTGGCCTTAAATAAGCCACCGGCATAAGCAAAGTGCAGATCAGTTTGAATCTTTTCGCGCAGGATTGCTCTGTTAATTTGATGGTTGGTAGATTGGTGAATTGCAGAAACAAGATTGTCGAGTTCAGCGTTTATCATTGATTGTCCAGATAGAAAAAAGCATAGTAGATTTTACACTACTATGCCGGGTGTGTCAACTACCAAATTGGATTATAGGGAAGTGATTGTTACTGCGCCCCAAGTATTACTTATGTTTGTAACTTCTGGGTAGCTTACATCAATTGAACGTGTTACAGCAATACCTAAGCTGTCATCAAAGCTCAATGAACCTGCGTTAGCACCAGCAGTAGAACTTAGGTTGATCCAAAAGTCAACGTTTAAGCCGTTACCGTTGTACGATCCCTGTGAGCCGTTTGGGTTAACAGCAATGGTAGCTGTATCAGATGTATAACTTGCTGTGGTGCTGGTAACGCTAATTACGGTTGTGTTAGCGTTGTATGCGCTGGTCCAATAACCTTTGGTTGTATCATTGGTATTTAATGTGCCGCCGGTACCATTGCGTCCGCCGTTTGTGTTAGCACCAAATGTAGCAATGCCGCCTAAATTAGTACATAATGCAATTGCCGCATTAGTACGAGCTGTGGTACTTGCTGATTGTGCTCCACTTACGTTTAACTTCAGTCTGCCACCGGCATTAAAGAAATAACGTGCTTGGTCAGCACTGGCAAATGTGGCACGAGCACCAAAACTACGAGCGATTGTGGCATTTACTGTGCCACTGGTCCAGGTTGTTGCTAGTCCAGATCCAACTAACACAGCTGAGTTTGATGCAAATGTCAAACGATTGGTGTATGCTGTGGTAATATTACCGCTGATAAATGTGTTGGCATTAATAACTTGTCCTGCTGTTGTTACAGTAACACCAGTACCTGTACCGCGTTGGTGTGTTGTAATACTATTTAGAGTATTAATCAAGCTAGCCCACTGAGTTGCTGTAACATTATCAGTTACCGCCGCTACGTTAGTTAGTGCTGTTTGACCGTATCCAGCCGATCCGCTACCAACTGCCCAAACAGTATTAATAGTGTTTGGTGTACCACTAGGACTTGCGCCCAAAAAGTTATTATAGTCTGCGGCTAATATTAAATTACCTGATGAATACGTCATATTCTAATTTCCGTTTACGAATTAATTTTTACAATGGCTTCAATAATACCTTCGCCGGAATCTAGTTTATCAACTAAACTACGACCAATGACATTGAATGCTGTTATTTCAGTTTTATTACCAGCTCGTGCAATTCCGTTTCCTGCGCTAACTAGTCTATCGCCTTTGGCAATCACACCAATAACTCTAACAGGAACTCGACCGCTCATAGCAATTGGGGGGTGTGTGTAATCGTTGCCAGCTGCCGAATTCATTAAGTAGGCCGCATTTGTACTTATGACACCAAATACTTTATCACTTAATTCTGCTTCCACTTTGGTAATTTCTTTGTCGCCGCCCATTTCGACTACAGTACCAGCTGGGTAATATGCATCTGCTTCGAAACGTTCTGCTAAGTCGGCGTACTGTGCCTTGATAGCAGTACCCCAAATATTACCAAAGCGCAGTGATGTGCTACCAATATCAACAACACCAGTTACAGTTGGTAAAATACCCGAAACTGTACTTGGATTTACTGTTAAAACAGTAAATGTACCGGCACGTGGAGTTACGTTACCAACAACGGTGTCATTGATAGATGTAAAACTTGCTGAGCCGCCAACTGTGGCAATCTCAACACCTTTATAATATGTAGTACCGTTTAAGTTTGCAATACCTGTTACGTTTAAAGCACCGCTTACGTTAGCTACTGTTAAATTACCAACTGTGGTAATATTAGTTTGTGATGCTGTTTGTATGGTACCATAAATTGCAGGTGTATCAATTCTTCCACTTGCTTGTAAGTTTGTTGCTGTCATTGTGACACCAACTACGTTACCAGCTAAGTTACCAGTAAATGTACTAGTTACAGTAGGTGCAGTAATGGCACCAGTGGCTGTTACTGTAGTTGCGGCAATTGTAGAGACAGCAATACCAGCACTACCATCGCGTTGTACTAGAGTATTGTTGGTTGCGGCCGTGTCTTGTGTGTTTAACGCTAAACTTGGACTGGCACTGGTACTAAAGTTTAAGCCAGCTTTAATTGTGGTAAATCCAGTTACGCTTGTAGTAAATGGCTCTTTAGCAAAAATAGCATAAACTACACCACTAACTCTGAACTGAATAACAATACGTTGAGTACTGCTGACATCTGTCATTAGTGCAGGAACAGCACCAGTATCACCTGTTGATGGTGTTGCAACTGGTCCAACTACTACCCAGCTACTGCCAGAATAAACTTTTAATTGGTTGTTGGTTGTATCCCACCATAAGTCTCCGCCAATACTACTTAGGTCGCCCGGTGGAGTACTTGCTGGACTACTAGTAGCACCAGTAGAAATTTTCCAGCTTGTGCCTGAATAAACTTTTAAAATATTGTTAGTTGTGTCCCACCATAATTGTCCACGAATTGGATTGGCTGGACTTGAACTGTAAGCAAAGTTTTCTAATAGTCTTACAAAGTTGTCATTTAAAAATGCACCGTATCCGGCGTAGTTTTTACCGATGAGGACTAAGCTAGAACTTTCAACATTGTTAATAGTACCATCACTGATGGTAGTTAATGTTGTTCCGTCTGTTTTAGTAATTGTATATGCCATCTTTTAATCCTCTAATTAAGTGTATTTATGCTCGTTTTATATATTGTTTATGCGTATGGGTCAGAGTTAACTTTTTGTATATAACACAAAGCATAATAAGGAGGACGACGATCAATTGCTGTCCCGCTGCCGGTATTTGCAGTATTTCCAGTAATATTTAATGTATGTATGTGATCAGCAGTGGACTGTACAGAAATTCCTGTATTTGCAGGCCCTGTTTTGGTATAAAACCAAATTGGGTTTCCGCTGTTGCCGTCACCATCGTTGCCAGCACTGGTGTAAAACTGGAAACTAGACCCGTTTCTGTCTATTGGGGCTGTATTATTAGAAGCACTATTGTATTGGCTAAACAGTTGATCTACATTGTGTTGATGACCTGGGTCAGTCAAACTATGAGTATGTCCACCTGAAAACCCTGTGCTTCCTGCTAAAGTGCCAACTCCGTGTGCGTGTACCGGTAAGTTACCAGTTGCTATTGTGGTTGTATTTGCACCACCAACTGCGGCAGGATTATAGCTACTGCCAGCACCTACTATAAATCTGTCACGTAAATCTGGTGTACCGCCAGTGCCATCGCATAACGCCCATCCTGCAGGAATACTCAGAACAGGTCCTCCCCACATAACAATAACACCGTCGGGCAATATATTATGTACAAACTGTGTGGTTGCAATCAACGGAGTTTTATTGTATATAGGTTGGGTAGTTGCTCCAGTATACATTAAATCACCGTTGTAAATACGAGGACTAATTAATGCTGAATTACTGATATTTCCGCCGCTAATAGTTGCTGTGGTTGCTACAACATTGGTAAATGTAGAGTTAGTAGCAGATATGTTTGCAAGACCGCTAGCATAACCGCCCGTAATAATTACATTGCTAGTACTTAGGTTAGTTGCCGTAGCGGTAGTGGCCGAAATGTTAGCTAATCCGCTGACATATCCGCCCGTAATAATTACATTGCTAGAACTTAGATTTGTTGAACGTGTGCTAGTTGCAGTTAAGGAAGTAAGTGCGCCGGTTGTTGCTGTTATATTTGCTAATGAACTAATGTACCCACCACTTATTACCAAATTGCCAGAACTTAGATTTGTTGCTATAGCTGTAGTTACTGCTAGTTCTGTTAACCCACGTAGTGTTCCGCCCGTGACTAAAATATTGCTGGCGCTAAAATTACTAGTGGTTAGATTTAGTAGTCCAGTTGCACTACCGCCTGAGATTTGTGCGTTACCAGAGCTAAAATTAGTGGCCCGACTTGTAACACTATCAACATCTCCCGATACTGTGCCTACTAGTCTACCAGTTACTGTACCAATTACGTTACCTGTTAAATTACCAACCACGTCAGTGTTTGTTGTTGTACCAGTAATTGTCCTATTAATGTTAACACCAGGACTGATTGTAGCAAATCCAGATATTGCAACATTGGGGGTAAAAGTGCTATCGCTACTAATTATAGCAATAATAGTGCTTCCATACTTTATCTGTACTACATTGTGTGATACACTACTGTTGTCTACGATTTCAACAGGTATAGCACCCGATATGCCTTGTGCTTTGGTATATTGTGGTCCAACTAGTTTCCATAATGATTCGTTTACGTCATATACTTTAAGTTGGTTAGTTGTGGTATTAAGCCAAAAATCACCATTTCTAACAATGGTAGGTTCGCTATTTGATACAGTAGCACCAGCAACAGGCTGATATCCATTTGTTGTAAATATTTTTAATGTTTGTGTAGATTTATCAAACCACAATTGACCTTTTAAACTGTTACCCGAGCTTGGCGCGGCGTTGCCTGCAAAATTTTCTAGTATGTAGACTAAATTTTCGTTGAGCTTTTGTCCGTACCCGATGTAGTTTGGGCCAGCTAATTTTAGACCAGTAGTAGCATCAAAGTCTCCGTCAGGGATATTGAAAGTTACTGTTCCGTCGTAATTTGTAAAATTGTATGCCATTTTTATTCTCTTTATACTTACTTATCTAAAATTACCAGGAAATTATAGCGTACCCGGCGGTTCCAGAACCACCACCACCACCTGGCTCATATCCGCCACCGCCATATCCATAACGAGCTCCGGCTCCGCCGCCACCTTGTCCATATGCGCCAATTGTAAGAGTCGATGTTACAAACGATGATCCGCTATTACCGCCGATGCCGCCATCTTCGCCCATACTGCTGCCGCCTGTACCAGCTCCGTAGCCACCACCACCGCCACCTCCACCGCCACCATCTTCGCCCCAATCTACGCCTGCGCCGCCGGCATTTCCAGATCCAGTGCCTGGACTACCTTGTGCCGCACGACCTGGGCCATAATTACCACCACCACCGCCGCCTCCACCACCTGCGGCAATAGCAAGAATTTTATTGGCTGCATTTTTAAATATTGTAGCGCCACCGCCACCTCCGCCACCACCTGACCAACCACCAGGACCAGCATTTCCGCCTCGTCCGCCGGCATAGCCTGCTGTGCTTGATCCTCCAGCACCGCCGCCGCCACTACTTACGTCTGTAGCACCCCCGGCTCCACCGCCGCCTACAGAAACGGTAATAACATCTCCGGGTCTGACCTTAATAGTACCAGACACGGATTGGGCTGCTTGGCCTGCACTACCGCCTTGCGTATCTGCTCCGCCACCCCCGCCGGATCCTCCTGCGGCATTAACCGTTAATGTAAATATGCCAGGTGGTACTGTAAAGCTATGACTTCCTACGCCGTAAGTAACAGAACCAGTTGTGGGGTAAAATAAATGCCATTCTCCATTTACTTTTACATATCCTCCTTTTATAGGTCTCCAGTTGCCGCTTTTACGAAGTTCAAAATCATAAACTTCTTCCCAGACACCGCCTACTTTTTGGAATATTCCTCTAGTTGTCATAGTTACGTATTAATTTGGAACCAAAAATCGCCATCTGAGCCGCCTGTTGGTGGACTAGTTGACACAGTATAATTAAAATGCTTGTTTACTGCTGTTTGCACAAAGGCTGTGGTAGCAATCTTGGTTGTAGTATCTCCTACTGCCGGAGTTGGAGCACGTGGAGTTCCAGTAAAATTTGGACTATCAATTGGTGCCAATGGGCTTACTGCATTTAATAAATTTGACTGTGCTTGCTGTGCAATTAAATTTGTAGTAGTATTAGTGTATTCATATAAGGTATTGGCACTAGCAGTAACTTGATCTTCTGTTGCCGCTAAGTTGCCATTAACTGTAACTGTTCCTACTAGTGATGGACTGTTAACACTGGCCAACGTAGCAACATTTGTAAATAAACTATTAATTTGAGATTGCAAAATTGCTTCGGTTGCAGCCAATAATGCAATTTCAGTTTCGGTGTTGTTGGATAAGGTATTTAACTCGGAAGTCAGACCAGCAACAGCACCGTTCAAATTAGCATTGGTATTTAAAATAACTGCACCAATATTAGCATTAACAGTAGAAAGTCTATTATCAACATAAGACTTCATTGAAGTATTGGCTGTAATAATATTTCCGTAAATGATATTTGTTTCTGAAGTTAAGTATCCGCTGTTAACAACACCGTACTGTCCGATTGGAAAATTAGAAACATTTAACGTGGCTGTGTTACCATCAATCCACGCTGATTTAGTATTTCCTACAACAGGAGCATTAATATAAAATTCAATGTTACCAAGTAATGTTGTGTTTTGAGTGATTAGAGAACGAGCATCATAGTAAACATTTGCATTGCCTGTTGTGCCATTGAAAACAACTTTATCTTTAACAGTTACATCTTTATTAAAGGTTGTGGCAATGTCTGTACGAGCATAGGCATTGGCAAAAGACCCGGCCAATTGTAAACTATTTGTAGATGTGCCATTAACAACAGCATTACTAACAAAATTAACACCAGATTGAATATTGCCAAACCCGCTATAACCTGCATTAGCAGTGAATGCGGCATCAGCACTGGTAATACTAATTAGAGCCCCGTGTACATAAGTGTTAACTACTGTATGTACTGTGCCATTAGAATCAGTTATGGATTCAACAAATGTGCCACTCTTGCCTTGAGTACGTGTATATGCTGGGCCAATCAACTGCCAGTTTGAGCCATCCCATGATTTTAATTGATAATCTGTGGTGTCCCACCATTGGTCGCCTGTTTGAATTCCTATAGTGGGTGCTGTTGCTGATACATTAACTCCGCTAACTACATTCCAGTTAGTGCCATCATACACTCGCAATTTTGTTTCTGTGGTATTATACCAAAGTGTTCCTCTAATAGGAGTAAAACCAACGCTTTGTCCAGGAGGAATGTCGTCAGCAAAGTTTTCTAATAGTCTTACAAAGTTTTCGTTTTGAGCATCACCATAGCTAACACTATTGCGGCCAATTAAATTAATACCGGTGTCGGTATTAATAACGCCATCTGCTAATTCAACTAGGGTTGAGCCGTCGGTTTTACTGATAGTGTATGCCATGTTTCTTATCCTATTGAGCTTAGATTAGTTAATGTCTGAACTCGTACTGTGTAATCAATTTGAATTAATCGGTTCAGAGCTTTTTGCACTGGGTGGAATACCACGTGTGTTAACAATAAGCCAGTACTAAGCAACCCACCGGTGCCATCGGTACTACGACCACGTAATCCTAGTTCGTCAAATACATATTCGCTGTTTAAGTTTTGACTGTTATCAAACAAGGCCTGGCCACTGGGCTCGCCGTAATCTAATAGACAGCTAATCAAAATGTCTGTGTAAACTGTGCCAGGAATATGTGTGATTGTAATTTTGTTGTTTGATGGATCAGCATTGGCAATAGCAGTATTATCTACAATCTTACTATATGTTGGATTGTATAGACTAGCATTTTGACCCACAGTATTTGTGGGCAAGTAGGTAATAATACCAGTAGTGTCTACACTAGTGCCGCCGTTGCCAAATGTCATTTCGTAAATAAAGTTCTGTCCTTTATTACCAATACTGTTTGCTAACGCTACAGAGAAATTTTCGTAGTGGATTGCGTTGGACTTATCAATATAAACTTCACCCGACTTGGGGTCAAATATTTTGATGTGTCCTCTGACATAGATTCCAGATGATTCATCTGGTTTTTTCATAGTATTTTCCACTGCTTTTTCCTCTATTTTGTGTTTGTTATCGTTCTCGGAACGGTTGTTATCAGTATTTATCATGTATGTTTAGCCTTTACTTGCCTTCAGGAATTCTGCTTGTACTGTAGTGCTGTTGACTATGCCTGTTCCATCAGTTGCATATCCAACGCCTGGATTGTACCAAATATTGCCTTGTAATAATCTAGTATCAGCAGAAACATTGGCAAATCCTGACTGTGTAACAGTACCAAGCACATATGAACTAGTTACATAAGCCGGTGTTTGAGAATCGTTAACAAATATTGAGCCCACTGTATTGTCAAAGCCTTGTTCGTCGAAGCCAACAGGACCATTTACGTTACCGTCAAATAGTTCTGGCAATCCTTCAATTGTTCCATTAACTAGCAGTACTGGAATAGTTTTAACATTGCTTACAGTTTCTAAAACTTTCATGGTACTGATTGTTATTGTATTACCAGCAAATGCCAAATTGGCTGCTACATTACCGGCAAATAACAAGTTAACTGCTGTGCTACCAAACGCTAGTACAGCATTACCTGACGACACTACATTGGCAAAATACGTAGCATGTACGTTGCCTTTAACTTGGTAAGTGTTGCCGCTATAGTATATCATTTGTGCTGTGGTTACAGTATTGGCTGTCCATACAGGATTGTTATTAGCACTAACGTTGGCAAAGTACGGAGCATGTACGTTACCAGTTACGTGATAAGTATTGCCACTATAGTACATGGTAGTAGATGTGATTGCAGTATTAGCTGTCCACACTGGATTGTTATTAGCACTAATATTAGCAAAGTGTTCAGCAAATACATTACCGCTGGTAATGTACGAGTAGCCATTCAGGCTATTATAAGTATATTCGCCTGTTAATACATAGGTATTTGCAGTCCAATTACTTATAATAGTTCGTTGTGTAATAGTATCACCAATGTTTGCACTGACTATTAAAGTTAAGTTGGCTCCATAACTTACTATGTCAGTTGCTTTGTATGCTGTATTGGCAGTTACCAAAATATTACCCAATGTGGTACCAGGAATAATTTGTTGTTGGCCGGCATCAACTACACTAGAACCTGCTACATGAACATTTGGCGTATACGTACCATCAACACCACGACGTAATTGTGCAATCGTATTGGTAGACACTTGTCGCACATTGGATTTAATAGTGTTAAATCCAGAGTTTTCGCCTGTGTACAATAATGTTAAGTTGGCTTCGATTGCTGCAAATGACGGAGCTCGAACATTACCAGTTACAATGTAACTGTTTCCGCTATAGTAAAGATTGGCATTAATGTTGTATGCTACGTTGGCAGTCCAAGGAATATTAGGTGCATAAACATTACCTTTGGTAATGTAAGTATTACCTGCATGGCCGTCGTTTGTTACCAAAGTTGCTGTACTGATAACTGTATTAGCAGACCATACCGTTGGAGTTTCTAAACTATAATTTCTCCAGTAGGTAATTTTTTCACCATTGATAAACACATAGCCAGGTATATCTAAATCCGGATCTGGGTTAGGTAGTTTAGTAGCATCATTGACTAAAATTTCTATGTCTCGAATGCTTAAATTACTAGACAGTACTGTGGTGTTTGCTGCCGCAATACGCAAGAACGAGTGTTCTTGATTCATATTATCCAGAAATCTGAATTTCAATAACTCTGGATCAATGTTTTGAGTTACAGTCAAGTTTAAACTATCGTACATGCGTCCCGGAACTAATTCATCAGGAGCATAGCTACTAAACGTATCTACGTATGCTCCGCCATCTACAAATATAGCATTAGGATCAATACCCAAGTTATCAGCATAACTGCTGGTAACAATAGCATCTAGCTCTTGTCCTATGTAAGTATTGCCATCAATGATTACTCCGGGATAACTTAGACCTGCCTGTGTTATACTTAGATCAATGTTGCCTTGAGTAGAAATAATACGATCGTTGGCATTGTTAAAATCGCCTGCATATATCTGTGTAACAAAATCAATTGGGAAATTTACTGACCCAGTTGTAGTATTACCGGTAATAGTATAAGCATTGGCCAAGTTGTATAACTTGCTGTTTATTACTAAAATTGTATTGGCTGGAATTACATTACCAACGCTGGTATTAGCGGTTAATGTATCCCAGAATACAAAAGTATTTGCTGAAGTATAGTTAATACGGTCAAACTTCATAGTAGTATTAATACTTCTTATTACGTTATGTCCTTGATTCGCGCCGTCGTATACATTACGCAATACTGCTCGTGCGCGAGCGTCGGTACCTGTTCCCTCAATTTTAATTTCAGGAATAGTAGTAAATCCTTCGCCGCCTTTGGTTACATATATTCCAGTAATCTGACCACTGGAGTTAACTGCCGCGTATGCTTTGGCACCTGATCCGTTACCACCATACACAACAATGTCAGGAGGAAATAAGTAATCTTGTCCAGCATCTTCAACAATAATATCAACAACTTTGTACTTGTAATTTTGTGCCCAGTTGTAATATAAATTTTCTGTTAATAACAATGGATCATAACTTTGTTCGCCGCTTGGACTACGATATACTTGCAATGTTTTATCATAGTATGCTGGCAAATCAAAGTCAGTAACATCACCGCCATAATTATCATTGCCGATATAATCAATTACAAATTCGCGCACGGCTGTTCTATATGGTGTAACTTCGTTCATATAGTCAAGATAGTAATTTTGATTATCGGCAATGTACGCAGGGAAATGCTCAAGTTTTCTAATATATTGTGTAGCACTGATAAAGCTGGTTTTGAATACCCAATCAAGATTCTTTTGTTCTGTTAATGCATACTTGATCATTATAAAGAATAAAGTATTGTATTCAGCTGCCAGGTCTTCGATAAGGATTTCGTTTTGTATTGCCAGTGCAAGTTGACGCATTTCTTTTGCAGGAATGCTGGTAGTATCAATTTGTACTGTGCCGTTTTGAATTCCCACTAGTGTGGTAGTCAAATTAGGGTTAACATAGTAAACAGCAAATTCGCCTGATCCATTGTCTAGAACTTTGATATACGTGCTGGCAACCAGTGTAAGTTTACCTAATTCAACACGATTGGCCACAGTAACATCGGGGGTTCTGGTAGGATCGTATGTTGACTCATACCAATCAATTGATGTCCAATATAGACTAGTTTTGTAACTTTGTATTCTAGAAACAGACCATGCGGTTCCCGACCAAGTGTAGATAGCCCATTTAGTATCTTGTGTGCTATCATTCTCTACTAGAATTTTATAACCAGTGGCAAAGTTTGCAGCATTTAGATATCCAAGATCTTCTTTAGTTGCAACAACTTGATTGTATGCACCAGTTAAAGCACTGGGTGTAGGTTCATTGCTGTTTAGTGTAGTCAACACTCTGCGGTCAACTACAGGATATGTTGACAAAACAGCATTTACAAATGTTAGATAATTTGTCCAAGCCAATGTTCTATTGACAAACATGCTTTGTCTTGGCCGTATATCGATACCGTAACTTTGTGCAGGTGTTAGTGCAGGATCAGGTACAGTTTGCCCAAACAAATCTTGTCCGGACAGGCTGTCAATTAATTTATTTTTAATTACATCAGGTATTGTGCTTGCAGGGTTTCCTTCTTGCACTAAAGCATACTCGCTGTGAATTAAACCTGAATCTACAGCTTTATTACCTAGATGTACAACACTATTTTGCCCAACTAGTTTATTTTTAATATTGTAAATTGCTATAGTATCGTTACGTAAAACGGTAGCGTACGGTATACCCTGACTTTGTGGATTTTCAATTGCGGCTGCAATACTATATGCGCTGTTTGTTTTTCCTGTTTGGTAACTAATAGAATCTTTGTTCTTTACCCAGAAGTAATACTTTAATCTAATGGTGCCACTTTGATCCACGTAACCGTAGGTACTATATGCGCTGTCATCTGAATGCAACGGAGTACCTGTTCCAGTGTACTGGCTTGGCAATACGTAACTTTCTGTCCATTCATATACATTAATTTCGCTGCCAGGGAATAACTCTCCCCAATGATTTAGTCTATAAATCAGTGCATCTTGTTCGTAATCTATATAACGTGCATTGTCAAGATCCCACCAAATTTTTCCAACTTGTGATGGACCCCAGTGAAAATCTTCGTGGATATCGCCGGTTCCTGCGTTATAAAGTGCAGGGTCATGTGTATGTTTGTAATCAATGTCTTGATCAACTGTAGACAATACTTTGCCTTTGGCAGGATCTATAAAATCAACCGCTGCCAAAATATTATTGTCTGATTTGTTATAGATGAATGTTCTACCAATGCTGTTAATATCAACTTGAACTTGTTGCTGTCTTGTTAATTCCCATGCACGAGATTTTGAAATGTTTTCATAAATTTGAACATCTCCAGCTGAATTATTAGTTCCCGGAGCACCAACCATCATAACATCTCTGGTAACTGTAACGCTTGACCCAAATTGGTCGCCGGAGTCAACTTGAGCAGATAAGTCATCAGTATAAGAATACGTGCCCAGGTCATTGGCAACTGTTTGATCAATAATTGATTCAAACAAATATATTGCGCCGCTGTTAGACACTTGGTCAACAAAGTATGTTGTTCCAGCATCAATTGATAATGCATCGCCGTCAAATGTTGTATCTTCGTCTGCGGCACTACCGGAACTACCAACAGCCAGCACCACTGCATCACCAGTGATACTCAAACTACTACCAAATTGTCCAACTTGTGCATCTGGATGCACTATAGACTCTTTAAATACATAACTGGTACCATTATATGTATATCGCTCAACCAGTCCATTAGCATTACCGCTGGCTAAACTATTTGGTATACCCACAAATAAGTTTCCTGCTGTACTATCTATGGCTAAACTTGCACCAAATCCAGCATTAATGTTTTTATACTGACTGGTTAAAGTCTGCCCCAATGTAAATGCATTTGCAGTTCTTGAGTAAACATACAGATTACCATTGCCAATGACCCCATTAGTATCGTTCGACGCACCAACAAATAGTCGTGTTCCATTGGCATTGGTCTTGATAGCAGTGGCCGCAACAGTTAAACTTGATACCAATGTATAACTGGCTGCACTGGCCACATTACTTGTGTAATATGCTTGTACTTGTGATACTGTTGGTTCGTTTACATATAACCAATGTCCGTCGGCACTCATAGCAATGTTGGCTCCAAACTTGCCGCTAGCGTTTGCCGAATGCAACATTTGTAATTTAGTGTGTGTACCGTTATTGTTATAGTAAACATGTACGTTGCCGGCAGTAGGTGCACCAATTGCTAATAAATTAGCCTGTGTGTCAAAACTACTGCCGAAGCTGGCGTTTATGTTACTGATAGTTTGTGCTGTTGAGAACTCGTAATCAACATTGGCAAATACCTGTACACTCTTGTTGCCAGGATTGCCTGCATACAACCAACGTCCATTGGAACTTATGGCTGTTGTTGAACCAAATTGATCATTGGATGTAACTGTGTTGGCTGTAACTGTTACACTAACATTAGACACCCACGGACGATTGTATGTGTAAACACCCCAGCCATCTTGTGTGGCATTGTTAACCCAAATATGATCATGTGATTTCCATCCGTTCAAAGGGCGAATTGAATCTAATTCAGTAATGCGATTAATTACTGCTGAATCAAGACTATATATTACTCCGTTGCCAACTGCTCTACCGCTGGTTGAGATTAATTTTGTTGGATCGTCAAGTTCTATAGTAACGCTTAGTAAGTCTGGAACATTTACTACTCTGTACAATCCGTCAAACAAGGGATTAAAATTATCTAAGATAAAATAATCATTGCTATTGAAACTATGTGCATTGTCAAAAGTCAATTTAGCGTAAGTGTCAAGGGTGTATGCCATCTTAATAGCCTGACTTCTAGTTGCGTTGATACGCAACACATTCCAGTTTTTATTATAATCTTTTGCTACCCAAATCTTTTTACCCACTACCGGATTGTCAATCATTGATAGTTTAGTAATATCAAATACCTGGTAATCAACATCCTGGACATTGATATATCCACAATCAGGTAAATCACCAATATACAAATTGTTTACACGATTATTATATAATTGAGTACTTGTTGTAGTCAGATTACTTGATGTATATATATTTGACTGTACTAGATCAACTACAATATTACCAGTGCTGTAAGTATCAGCATAGGTAAATGCCACTGGGTTGGTCTTAAATGTACTTTGGTCTAATATAAACTCTCTGTACTGATTGTTGTTTACATCTCCATATACACCAACGCGAAACGCCCATTCTTCGTAGGTACTAATTGTACTGTTAATGTTATTAAACTGTGCTTTGGTCAAAGCGTCTATAGCATTTTTTGTGCCTTTTTGTTTGATATATCCTTGATAGAATTTTGTCTGTGTCGGGATACTCATGCCTAAATCTGTCAAGTACGGACGTTCACGGAATCCAATCAGACCCGAACTAAACATTTGTACCTGCTCGTCGACTGGAGGATTGTCTATGTCATAGATATTAGTAAACATCTGTGCATTTGTACCCGGAGTAGGTAATAATCCTGTTTGTATAGAACTGTACGGAATCTCTGTCCATACTGTGATATTGAATGTTTCGCTGGCCAATACATCCATGCTTGCAGTATAGTATGCATCATTATAAACAACAAGATCGCCCATGCGATAGTCTTGTCCTGGAATCCATGCATTAATATCCGGGTTACTATATATGTACCCAGCTGGGCTAATTGCACCCGACCAAGCACCTGTTTTAAATCCCGAGACTTTTAATCTATATTGTCTTGCTCCTTGTTCGGGTATGTAAATTACATCGCCAAAATCATCAACATTGTCAAATATCAACGTGCTTTCATACTGAACAAAATTTAGTTTAACTAATCCAATTGTAGATCCATTGATAGTATCAAATTGAAATCTATTTTCGCCAGGAAAATCAGTTCTTATAATATTAAAGTGCTGACTCTTAATAGGTACATAGTTTTGATCTAATACAATACCTTGCCCGGGCATGTTACTAATTTCGTCAACGATTGAATCAGTAGAAGTAATAAACACTCGAGTTGACGCAGGAGTTAATACAAGAATAGTTCCAAGGTCCCAGCCTTGCTGTGCCCAGAATAAGAATTCTTTAATGCTTAGTCTAAAGTTTTTAGTTTCGCCGAGATCATCGTCAAATGTTTGAAATACAAAACCCTGCGCTACCAAATGACGTTCGTAACTAATTAAGAAATCGGCTATTTGTTGGGCTGTAGCAAAAGTAGTTCCGTATGGTATAGTAATAGACCGATTGCTACTGTCTTGATATATTTTTACAGCAAGATTGTCTACTTTAATTGTTTCTACTTTGTTGTTGGCAACACTAGGTAATATAGTAAAGAACGGATCTGTACTGTCATATCCCTTGACAGAATATCCAGATTCAGTTCTTTCAACAACAACAGCACTATATGTAATTGTGCGATTTGGCACAGGCTTACCAATATAAGTCTCATAATTAGAATCTGGTATTATAACACTAGAGTTTGTGGTACCCGGGCTAGTTTGTTCTGCACTTACGGTAATAAGTTTTTTATCTGTAAAGCCACTGCATCTATACGCCAACTGTACAGATAAATTTTGATAATATGTGTTTAACTTAGTAACAGGATCAATACCGTAATTCTTAATAGAATCAGCAATCCAATTGGCATATCCGCTGGTACGCAATACAGTACCAGTGGTAGTATCACCGTTGACTACCAATGCCGTTGGTGTAATTTTTTGATTGGTCGCACTAGAAAACTGTCCAGTAACTTCATTAAAATAAAATCTACTGGTATCCAATTGGCTAGCAAAATACTTTGCTGGTCTAGCCAGTGCTAATCCCTGTTGAACTGCAAAAGGAAAATCACTACTACGACGCCAGGCTGTTTCTGCAGGGCCTTGGTGACCTATTGCAAATTTGTTATCTATTGTACGATTACTGTATTCTTTAATAATCCCAATTGCTGTTGGGGGCAATAAATTACCAGCTGTATCTACAGGAATGAAATTGGTCAATCCGGGACGTGCAAATCTTGTATCGTAGTAGGCGGATCCGTTATTCCAAATATATCCAGCTTCAAGATCTTCCCATAATGTAGCATTACCAGAAGTATATGGACTTGGACCATAACGATCTTGCCACCAACTCGGCTCATCGCTGATACCCAGCATACGCCACGGAAACAAATTAGGGCTTACTGTATCAAACCAGTGATTGTAAATTGCTCTCCAACTGCCTTGCAATTTTACACCATCTAATCCGGTAAATTGACTGTAATTCCAAGTCCATGGATCACCTGCATTAAACCAAGTATTAGATGCATAATCAACTTTATTTGATCCTACCCAATATAAGAAATTTTGACTTAATAATCTATTCCATTCGCCCGAACTGTAATCCGTGGACCTAAACTGACCAGGAATAGTATCGTAAAGATCCAAAGTATTGTTAGTGTAATTGGCCTTAATGTTGTTGTATATGCGTAACTCAAGTTCCAGTAGGTATTGGTCTCTGAAGTCGCCGAACGCCGGGGTAATACTACCATCGTGTCCTCTGAGTACTTCTGTGGGAGTTAGGTATGTTGTATCTGTAAAAAGTTCAGGAGTAAACTTTGGATACAATCCCAACTTGGTTGGTGTTTCGGGAATAAAGTTTCCGTCTGTGTTGTAATAGTCACGTATCACAAGTATGGTACCAATGCTTAACGGAGTCGTTAAAATAATAGAAGGAGCTAAGTTATTAAATTCGTAGTCAACTCCTTTGACCAATTGTGTTCCGTTTACATACACTAGAACTGCACGATTACTTAATTGTGTATCATCAAAAATTGAACTGATTTCATAATTGGTCTGTCTGGCATTAAGAACTGTATAAACTACTTCGTTGTATTCTGCCCCGTATGGAACCATATCGCTATAGTACCAAGGAAAATTAGAGTTCTTAACTGTGTTAATATTCTTTAAAATTATGTCAACACCGGCCGCAGGATCATTATAATCTAATATGGTTAATGTTTCACACAAAGTTAAAAATTTATTTTTAAATCTTTGATATTCTTTACGTGCATAGGCAACGGAATTTACAAAACTAACTGACTGGTCATTCATAAAAGTCAATGCGTAAACTGCAGGACTATCATGTTGTAACAATAAACCGCCCTGTGCTTTTACGTTAATGTCTTGTATAGGACGTTGTGTTGTTGGGCTAACTGTTGTGTTTTCAATTAAAGTATTATAGTGTTTGCGAATTTGCCCAAGAGTGATAGTATTAAAATTTGCATTTAATGGATTATGATCAAGGTTGGCAGGTATTTCGTAATATGCAGATGCACTGATGCTATTGCTGTATACTAATACATCAATCTTGTCGCCTTCAGTAAGATTGTTTTTTAATACAATAACATCAAATAACTTGTACTGTCCTTTAACATACCCAATGGTTGATTGAAAATTGTTTAAGGTTGTGTAGTCGTTATCAGCACCGCGAACTAATAATTCGTTATTTAGATAAACTTTTAATGTTGGTACAGTTGACTGTGCGGCAGGTGTTATATCAATTTGTACAAATGGAAAGTCACCTTGGTCTGTTGCCAAAATTCTACCGTCGTAAAATTTTGTAAACACTTGATACTGTTTTGTAGGTTCTCTGTTTAATATCCAATTATTAACTTTTGCTACAACATTAAGCCCGTCATTTTTAGCCAAGTATCCCTGGTTAAGAGGTGTATTGGTTGCGGCGCTGGTAGAAAAAGAATCTGCGTCGTAGTAGTTAGTAAAAAGAATGTCGCCGATATTATTGAAATTTTGATATTTCAATGGAAACCCTAGTACTACATCGTTATTGCCTGTGCCTACGGAGTAATTAAAAAACTTAGTACCAGCAAAATTACTACCAGGATATACTGTTGTGTCTGAAAAACTATATCCGTTGGCATCTACTAGATCAAACAATGGCGCTTGATTAAATGATGTTTTACGTGGTAAACATTCTGTCCACACCTCTCCATCATATTTAAAAATTCTGTCTGCGTAAGTGCCTTGTTTGACCAATACCTGCTCGCCTGCTAGTACAGGATCGTCAGCGGTTAATATTAGTCTGATAAAGTTTTGACTGTTGATTCGTTGAATATCAACTTCATAAATTTCAAATCTAATATTTTCGTCGTAGTCATTGGCAAAAACAATACGCTGACCATTGGCTAAAGTAACGCCTTCAACGGTAGCTGTGATTTGTCCTTCAATATTTACAAATGCATCAGTGGATGCAAAAGTTATAATGTCTATTGCTCTTTTGGCTATTTTACCATAACCGTATAATTGTAGGTTAGGCTCGAACTCAACAATAGCTCTGCGTCCTTGTACATTGGGACCGTAATCTATATCTGTTGTATTATATTTGGCTACTGCTTCTAACACATCTTTATGAAACCAACGGTTAGTGCGTGACCAAGGATTTAAGTCTTGGCTTGCACGATTCACTGTTAAATAATCTGCTTCAACTAAAATCTGATCTTCGAATACTGTTGGTACTACCAATTGCTCAACCGGAACTAGTCTAATGTAAGTACCTACGCCTTCAACATAATATTCGCCGTCGGCGTAGGTAGCGGGTAATACTAAACTATCAAATTTAACTTTTAAACCATTGGTAAAAATAACACCGTTAGGGCTGGTATAGCTTGTTCGTCCAATGATATCATTTAGTACATCGATAGGAGTGCTGGTATTATCTACTAATTTAATTTCGCCAAAGAAATCAGGATTGGCGCTGTCCTGGTAATACAAATAGTTAGCATTGGCAGTAATTGTTGGAACTTGTACATACCTTTTGTTATTGTCAAGCCAGAACTGCAAAGATGCGTAAGTTTTCCCTGATCGTACAAAAACTTTTTCAAGAGAATTAACAGCTTTAATAGAAACCAAATTGATTGTGTAATCGCCTGCGCCATCTGACACCAAATTGATTTTCCATACACCAGTGCGTGATGACTGTGGAACAGTCATGCTATTTGCAGTCCACTTGGCAGCGTCAAGACTGTTGTTTATAAACAGCAATGTTTTATTTTGTAGTTGATTATTAACACCATCAAATCCGTTGGCGTTAGCGGCCAAAAAGTCACTTAATAGTTGTCCCTGTATATCACTGTAGTATAATGTAGTGGCTGCGTCTACGGTATCTACAATTGGCATTCTAATATAAAAATCTTGTGCTGTAGACAATGGCACATTAAACTCTACTACCCCAGACGAAGCACCATTGTTTTTAACGCCCATTACTTCTCGGGTGCTCAATGTACTTACATTTCTATCTGCGCCAGAAATACCCGATTGACTTTGAATCCAGAAATTAAATCCAGACTGGTCGATGGCAAATGTATATTTGCCACCACGTGCCAAAGTAAGTTGTGTGTTAGGATGGCCACCAAGTGTACTAAAGGTGTATCCATCAACTGCGGTATTACGTGTAACTACATAGTCTGCTTGTGTGGGTGTTAATCCACTGCTAACATCCACGGCAACTGGGCCGTTTGGTAACCAGTAGTAGTTGTGATAGTTAATAAATTTGTCGTAGTCAACATGCCCATCAAAGCTGTAACTGTCTTCAACAAAAAGTTTTTGATGATTATTTACATTTCCGTTGTTACTTACAACACTTTGTAATAAATCGCTGTATTGGCCGTTAAAGGTTATATTTTCATTTTTATCGCGTATAACAACGCTGGGCTCAAGTTGATAGTTTGTTTTTAGTGTTGTTATTTCAGGAACATAGTTATCGCCAATTTGGTATGTGGGGCTAAATCTTCTGCCAATATATCCATTTACTGGAACGTTAACAGAATCGCTGGCTAGCTGATCTAATGTAGCGCCAAGGAATCGTTGATTTGTACCAGATCTGAAAACCTGTGGTAAAAAATTGATAGTGTTTACTAAAGCCATTAATAGCCCCCGACCAATGGTGCAGTTAAATTAAGTCCTGCGGCAGTCACTGCTGATACAATGTCAATGTCATTGACCGTGGCCGCACTGGCGATAATTTCCCACGGCTCGCTGTTGATTTGGAAATAGTTGCCGAATGCCATATTATCCCCTGCCGGGATAATAACCACACTTGATATTGCAGGTGCAAGTATTTTGTGCAGGTATGCACTTAGCTCAGAGAAATAAAACGTATCTCCAAATCCCCAATTGGCTATGGAAAAATAATTATTAATAGCAGATATTACACGACTTTTGATTTCGTTATCTGTTAAATTAATTGCAGGGTTTTTTACCACTTGAAAACGAGCCTGTAACATTGTGTTTGCTTTTGCCCCGAATAAAGGTTTAAATTTAGCTGGATTATAAATTAGTGTATCACTAATGGTCTTATAGTTGTTTAGTCCGCTATAGGCAATTTCTAAACTGCCCGATGTTGGTGCAATTGGTTCAGTGATCGTACCAGTTAAATCTCTCAACCATTTAAAATAGTCTGAGCTATAGTCAGCAGTTAATATATATAGATCAATAATATTAATAGGTGTTGGGTCTATACGATTACGTGCCGGAACGTTGTGCTTGTATTGGAAATACAAATCACTGCGTGTATTGTTGCCATCTGCTACCAGAGTAAACAAATCAGGATTATCCGGTACACCGTCCATTTGTGTACTAGCAGATTTTACCAGCACTTGATTATTGTCAACATAGCCATCTTCTGCTGTGATAGTATTATAGATTTGCCAAATTACATCGTTGGCCAATGGATTGTTACTACCGGGTTGAGTGTTGATCTTAAGTATCTTAACAATGTCCGTGACATTGGTTCCTGTTAGTGAATCATATACTTTGACCTTGGGATCAAAGTAAAATACAGTTGATCTATCGCTGCCAAAAGTATATTCTAAGTTGCGATATTGTACATTATACAATCCTTGATTGTATGTAAATTTCAATAACCAATTGGTACTGGTACCAATTGAACTTGGTGTTATGTTTTCCCATGCTTGATTTGTTTGATTATAAATCAATCCAAAATTGACACGGGCACCAATTTGACTAACGATTGTGTCTATTAGCGATGTGGTAAAATTATTTTTATACACTGGAATAATAGCATTTTGCCCGGTCAAACTAGCCGACGGTTCGCTTAGTATTGCACCGGTTGGCACTTGAGTGCCGAATGTAATTTGATTTGGTGTTTGATTATCATCACCAGCTACTACTCGTGTAACTGCCGCATAGAAATTTAAGGTATCACTAGATACCGCAGGATTTCCAGATATTAATTTATGCTGTGCATCAAAGTAATATCCTGTTGGTGCAGAAAACTGTAAACTAGCTCCTGGTGTAATATATTTTAAATTGCTACTAATTCCTGTACCGACATCTTGCACATTACCAGAAGTAAGATATGTTAGGTTACCAGTACTGCTCACTGTAGTGTTGGCACTTTGAACAAAAGTAATGTTAGCCCGTGTACTGTTGTATCTGGTGTAGTTTTTATAATAATAATTGTTCATGCCCACGCCGCTAACAGTTGGAATTATGTCATTGTAAATGGCATTGTAAATATCTGTTGTGGTTAAAAAGTCAAATGTCAATGTCGAAATACGACTGTTGGCTGTCAATATACCATCGTCGCCAAAAATGTTAGTACTGCTAAAACTGCTTGTTGGATCGATGCTGTCTAGATATAAACTCACACCCGAGCTAGTACGATTAACTGCTTTGACCTTTTGAATACTAGTATATGATGTTTGTGGGAAGATATTATAATCCTCACCTGTAATCATACGATTCTGTGTATAATATTGTTGTGGTGCGTAGGATTTAACGCTGGCTAAACTTTGAGTTGTTGTTGCATTAGTTACGCTATACTTTAAACTGGCAATAACTGTTAAAGTTTCAATAGTGCCTTTCTTGCTAGTATAGTAGATAGGAATATTAACACTAGGCAAATCGTCTGGAGTGATGCTATACGCAAGACCGTTGCTGGTACGATACCAGAACGAGAAACTACCTTGTGGAATATTACTGAAACTGCCGTCACCAAATATCAAATTGACTGTGTCACTGGACATTGAATTAATTTGATATAAATTTTTGTTTGCCAATTGGTTGTAAACAACATTTATCCCAGAAAGTGCAGGAACTGCTTGCCATACAATTTGTGGACGATTGTTTGTGTCTAGTTTATATAACCAATGGTCTGTGTGGTTAATATTTGATGTATTAATAGTAACAAAGTTGTTTGGAACAGCATTTTGTATGCTGAAGTTGGTAGACTGTAAGCTACCTTGTTTAAAGTAAACAAAGAATCCAGTATTATTACTGCCGTTGCCATTGTTATCGTTACGATAAAGAATGTTAAATATCCCAACATTGGTTGGGTCTGCTTCGTAGACATAGCTTTCGCCTACTGTAGTGGCGCTGACTGCTTCAAAGTTAGTTGACTCATTTTGTATAACAGCCTGAAACGGTGCTACTGGTAAATTTTGGGGGTTGAGACTGATGCTGTATTCGTCAGTTTGAATTCCATTGATAGACTGGCTATTAGCAGGTTTGCCAACTGCCTGGCTATTAACAAAAGCCGCATTTAAGATTGTGGTAAATTGTTCTAGCCAATTATCGTTAGTTAAGTCGTTCCATTGTACTGTGGCATTGGTTAAGTTGTTGCCTGCGCTGTCTGACAAACTTTCAGTGGTACTGATACGATCAATTTTCAATAGGCCACTGGCGCTTTGTGTGCGAGTGGGGTTATACGCCAACATACGTGCTAATTTTAAAATACTATCACGGCGCTGAGCTGTATCTATGAAATTTTCACGAGCATTTAAATCTGTACGGAAAGCTAAACTTTGCCCCAAAAATGCTATACAATCAATGAGAGCCAGGTATTCTGAGCTTTCTACAAAATCGTTAAAAGTTTCTGGATAATAGGTTTTGATATAGTTGATCATACTAGCACGAAGTGTTTCAAAATCGTAGCTTGCAAAATCAGCATTTGTAAAGGATTGGTATACTTTAGTCCAATCTTGTTCAACTAATAAATTTGTTTGACGTGTAGTTTGTGCCATATTATTTTACCTATATTGAGTATTTATCGGCGGAAATAATATGGTCTGTTAATTAACCAAGCGTTAAAGTTTTGGAGTTTTGATTAAAATTAAAGTTGATAGTATCGGTTTGATTTGTGGGTACATAGCTCAGGGTAATTTGAACCATCAATCCGTTATGTTGTTGTGTAACAGCAACTTGCCCCACACGAAGTCTGGGGTCGTAGCTGACAATACGTACAATATCTTTAGTAATGAGTTCTTGGACTGATTCATCTAGCGGATCAAACAAATGATCCCAGACAATAGTGCCAAAATTTGGTTGCATGAGCTTGTCGCCCTTGCGTATATTAAAGTAATTGATCAAGTCCTGTCGTGCCAGCGCATAGTCGGTTAAGACGTATTTTTTCTTATTAACTAGTGTACTGATTCCGCGGTATATTGTTGTCATAATAGTATTTATTGTGCTAGAACTTGTATGGCATAGCGACCACCATTAAAACTTGCGGCGCCCGAACCCTGATTAGAATATCTCCATGCATACGCACCTGTGCCGTACGGGTATCTCCCAGTTGGCTGTTGTCCGGCCCCTAATGTCCAGGCTACGTACATCATACCGGCTATTACATCTACAGAATCTGTCAACGCAATAGCACTTACTTGTAGCAACTCTTTAAAGTAATCAATTAATAGTTGATAAGCTAAATGTTCCTGAATGGTGATATTTGTTAAAAATGTATTTTGACTGTCTGCATTATAAAAATAATTAGCGTAATTGTTTACTGTAGACTGCAAGTACACTGGCCTCCAACTGCTTTTATAGTTTACTGCATCAGTTCCATGGAACTCTGTGCTGTGTACCGCTAGCAGTCCATATTCTTCTAGTTTAGCGGCAGTGATTTGATATCTACCTAATTGATCATCTGTACCAATTTTATTATAATCCCATACACTTATATCATAGGCAATTTGGCCAAGTAGAGCTTGTATTTGAGTATTTGATAACGGTCCTATATTGGCCCACGCTGGTGGTATTGCGGGTGCATCTGCTCTGCCTAGCCATGCTGGCGGTAAAGGAGTTAATATTTCCTGTCCAATTGCTTGTGCGATTCCTATGTCCACGATTATCCAAATGCTCCAATTGCTTTACTAATACCAATGCTGAGTACCAATGCCCCGGCGGCTTTAGCACCTGCTTTAAGTAGACTGCCGCCGCCTGCGGGTTTTGGTCTACCCGGACCGTTGCCGTCGAGCCATGGTTCGTGGCACGGTACCACAGTACAGGTACTACCCAGAGAACCTTCTCGTGGGATCCATACTGTGCCATTGAATTCTGTGTCTGGTAGTCTATTTGGTATTACCGGCATTGGTGGAATAGCCAATGGTGGTTTACCACCGGCATTTAATAACACCAACGATCCTTGAATACTAGTTTGCAAATATGATCCAACACTACAACTTGCTCCACCTGCTAAACTTGCGGCTCCAACAGCACTTAAACTTAACAAGCCCATGCTCTTAACTGACGTAGATACCATTGATTGAATACCAACAGATCCGATGCTGTTGATATTAATGCCATAATCAGCATTAATATCAATTGTGCCACCTGCATGAAATTTAATTGCACTATCACTGTGGAAATTCATTGGTCCTGTGCTACGAACGTTAAAGCCAGCGTATCCGTAGATGTTAATACTACCGTCTTTGCTAAACTCTAGCCACTGTAAACCGGTTTTGCTGCCGAGATAATAAATTCCTTCTGTGTCGTTCATTAATAATTGATGGCCACCGCTGGTGCGTAATCTAATTAGTTGATCGGTGCCTTCTGGTTCGCTACTGCCTTTTGCTGCGCCATCATCCATAACAAAACTGTGGCCGCCTGTACGAGCAACAATTTTTTGCGGATTTTCTTTAACTTGATCGTCTTTGGTAATTTTACGACCAGGGGTGCTGATACCATATACGTTACTGGGTGTTTCTCGCAAGCTACTGCTACTGACAGCTCCGCGCACTTTATCTCTGTCAAGGCCTTGGTTAATTAGTACATAGGTTTGAAATTCGTGTGGGTACCTGGGAGTTCCTGTGACTGCGTCTTCATCAAATGCATTGGGATCTGCGGTGCTTGCTTCAACCACAGGTGCATTAGTGTCGCTGGTTAATTTAGTAGCTAACTCGTCGTCGGGCACCGTGACATTTTGTTTACCGCCTACGTTTCGTCCCAATGCTGGTACCATATGATGACTGGTACTGTCGTATATACAAGCAAACCAGTAGCCGCGGTCCTTGTCACCATTGACAAACATAACTAACACTTTGCAACCAATGTCAGGCGGAACCATCCACATTCCATAGCTTTGTCCATTGGTGTTGGGGCCAGTCGGTGCTAGCTGTGTATCTGTTCCGTAGGTTCCGCCATAGAACGGACTGGCATAACTCACCGACAGTTCTCCGTTGCCGTCTGTGCCTTCTTGTCCTTCCCAGTCTGGGATAACAACCCTGAGTTGCCCCATTCTACTGCCTTCTACGTGTTTAACAACAATAGCTTCATAAGGACCGGGGTCAACGGTATAACCATCCCTGGGACTGGCAGATCCCCCTTCTTCTATGCCTGTTTTTCTAATAGAACCACTTCTACCCATTATATTTCCTTAATTGATTTATCTTGGTACTGTATTAACAACATTTCTAACTTGACCGTTTTGATCATATGTGGTGGTTGTTATTACAGCATTTCTGTTTCCTTCAGCGGCTGCACGTTCAGCATATTCGCGCTCGCCCGGACGATATGCTACACCGCCATCGTTTATGTTGGGATTAAATGCTCCATTGGTATCGCCGGCCGCTTGTGTTTGATTGCTTTGAGATACGCCCACAGAATTTGATCCATTTATCTGTGTATTATCTTCTCGTTGATTTTCTGTTACCTGATTAAATGTGGTAACTGCGTCAGAGTTAAAGTGTCTAACCAGTTTTAAAACTTGAGTAAATTTTCCCTTTGAAAAAGTGCTTTTAATACTGATTATCTTATACAATCCACTGAATATTGCAGGTCTGGTACTAACTGGGGGGAAAGACAATCCTGTGTTGTTATAATCTGTATCAATATCCAGCGGTGTATTTACAGTCAGGCGAACCACCATTGTGCCATTTTCCATTCTAACATGTCCGTATTTTCTAACAAAATCAGCTTGACTAGTTTGTGCATTCCAATTTGGACTACCAGTTGGGCTAGGTACGTACAAGAAATCGTCTTGTTTTAACAAGGTAGGATCTCCTATAATAGTTAAGTCCACATTTAACATATCGCCGGATGCAGGATTACTTAATAGTGATTCGCCCACGTCGGCGGCTTTTGCCACTGCTGATCTATCTTTTTGATTTCCGCCCTTGGTTAAATTTTCTTTATTAACAACAGGTTTAAATACCTGCGGATTTATCTGTGGTACTGTGGCTAGTTCTTTAATTAAATTAGATAGCGATCCTATACCTAACACAGGGCTCGGCAATCTATCCAATAATTTATTGATAGCGGTACTTTGCGTAGTTTTATAACTTGGCAACTTATTAGTGTAGGACATTACCGCAGTATAATACGTCATGTCAAAATTTAATTTAAAATCAATTATATCAATATTTTTTCCTGTATAAAGGTATTGATAATCTTTAATAACAAATGGCTGGCTATTGGTCATTTGAGGCAGTAGCGGGTGTGTACCATCACCTATCCAATATTGATGTATACCGTAACTCATTATCATACATCTACGATTATTTGAATTATCAAATGCTCCTTCAGTCACTGCCCCACTTGCTTGTATGCCACCGTATATTACTTGAGTGGTAACTTTATAATGACTGTAGATCTGTGTTTGACTGGCCGCAGTATTAGGTTTTGCTAGTCCAAGTTGGTCAATAAAAAACTGCGATGATGGCATAATTTTTTGTATAATATCAATTATGTTCATGCTGTGTGGTATAGTAAATGTATTGGCCTGTACATCAATTGTTTTACCTTTACTATCAGGGTTACTTTTAGCCAATCCCGTTTGTTGAGGGTCTACAATTTTACTTTCCCCGATAGCTCTATCTATATCAAATTTAACTGCATCTGCTACGTCTCTTTTTCTAGCGGCTACTTCGGTTAGTGAAAATTTATTCATTTGCGCCGCTAATCCTTTGGGCCCGTTGAAAAATTCATTAACTGTTGTTGCGACGATTGTAAAGTCTTTAGGTATACTATTTTCTTTTGTGTGGTGCGGTGCGTGTCCGGTTGGACAAAATTCTATTTTGTATTCTGCCCCTTTTCCGGTTACATTCAGTTTCATTGATAAAAATCTAATAGGAAAACGTTTTCTTGTTAGGCCAATTTGGTCGCCGGGTATAGGATTACCTTGATCGTCGTATCCAACAAAATTCAACTCTAACATGTATGGTTGGCTAATGTAGTTTTGCGGCAACCCAGTTGCTGGATCAATACTGGCAGAAACTAAACTGTCAATAAATGTAACACCATACGGCTCTATTATCGTAAATGTTCCTTTAATATCACTGCTACTTTTAGTATTTTTGTTTAAAGCCACTACACTATCAATTTCAACATCTTGTATGTTATAGTTTAATCCTAATGTTGCTGGATGTCTACGATCGGGATATAATCCTGCATCTTCTGCAAGAACATAACTGTCGTAACTTAAATTATATGCTACCCCAACACCTACATCAGCACCGGCCATTAGAGCATTGTAATCTTTAATACCCACCCACCATAATACCCAGGTATAGGTATACGATGCTAACCCATGTACTGGGTTTGGTATGTATGCGGTGATAGCTGGTAATTTCTTTTGAGCTGGTGTTGGTCTATCAGGTGCCGACGGAGAATTGACACCGCTTATGTTGACCCGATACACTCCATCTGAGGTGTACCCATCAGGTCGATAGTCAGAGTTGGGACGATCTGGTTGTTCTGATATTTTTGCATTGTTGTAGGCGGTTAGTAAGGTAGGGTCAATATTAGAAGCAGTTGTGGGAGAATTAACTGTGGTATCTGGAGTACCATTTAATTGATTGGTCATCTTACTAATGACAAATTGTCCTTGAGTACCAATTTCGCTCGCGGCTGCTGCTACAAGTTCTTTAGTTAAATATGTAGAGCCTGCTCCGTCTGGACTTGTTAGTTCATCAATTACATCTTTAACCGTGCCGGGGAGCGCAACTCCGCCTCCACCAGGGAGACTAATAATAATTTCCGTAACAGGTGACTCTGAGTCAGCCCCTGCACTGACCCTATACTCAACAAAACCACCATCAACTTGACGTACCACAGTTAAAAAATCGCCGGCGGTGATCTTTGTTATTACGTTAAGTGGTACTGTCGTTGTCACATCCATTGGGCCCGTCTTATTCAGAACTTCAAAAGTTTTGCCTCCAGCATTAATGTCTACTTGCGATACAATATTACTTGCTGTTAGTGTTCCTACTGTTTGAGGCTCTACTAGTGTGCCTTTGGACTCTCGAAAATTAGAATATTCTATTACTTTGTTACCATCAATGCCCATTGCTGTTAACACATCAACTCTGCCATCTTTGTACGCAGTATTAATAACGTTTTGTGTATGTGTTAGGAATGATTGACTATTAATGGCCTCAACCGGCGGTACACCAAGTTGGCTATTAGTCTGATTATACGCATCAAGTAATTTTTGTTGATTGTCTGCAGATAACCCATCAAGGAGATTTAGTGTTTGTACCGAGTTGAGTGGTAAAAATATATTTGTTGGTTGAATTGGTATGTCGGACAACAATGTTAAAGAACCAGTCGTTGATCCAACTGTAACTGTGCCGCGAGATTGACTAATAACATCAGCTTGAACTGTATTACTGATAACTGCATTAGGATTAGTATAATCAATGTTTTTTGCATTGCTAGGTGCTAGTTGTAACGCCCAGGCTTTAGCTGTATCTATATTAATATCGCCAGAGAAAAAACCAGGTCTAATACCAGCTTGTTGCCAATAGTAATCTTGTACTTTTGCTTGATCAGCAATGCTGAGTTGTTTATATTGGTCTGGTGTATATTGTGTGCCTAGTGCTCTCTCAGTAAAGTTAGGAACAAATTGCGAATTTAATTGGAATACTCCTACATAGGCTCCACCTGCGCCTCCTACGGCATGAGTTTTATAACCCGATTCAACACCCCATACCGAAAGAAGTGCTGTAGGATTTATACCCCATTTGGCTCCAAGGTCGTTTGCCGCGGCAACTACATCAGCTGGTGGTGGTGGTAGTTTTTGTTGAGTTGCCATTATATTCCTAGTGCTTTACGTATTGTTTCTCTAGTGGGAATGTAGATAATTGTAGGTGGTACAAAATTAAAAATTGGATCTACAAGCACATCAGGATTACGCACAGCAAATACCCACCATAGATTGGTGTCTTGGTACATGTCGTGTGCCAACAAATCGGGACGTAATTGATATACCGGATCAATTTGATAACGTGCATCAGAGACATCGCTAGGAATATATTTTCCAGACCATAGGTCTAAGAAATTTCCCCACTGAGGTGTGGTACTGTATGGACTGGTTTTGCTATAAGTTGCCATTATAGGAATCCTCCTGCATTGCCGCCACCGGTGTTGTATCCACCTTGTGTTGCGCCAAATGAGCTGGCTGGGTAACCTGTCCCGGGGCCGTTGATTAATGCACCACGGGCAAAGTCTTGTAAACTAAATGCGCGACTCTGTGCCAAACGACTGTAAATAGGTTGTACTGTTAATGTAACTGTACTTTGCGTAGGCATGCGTGTGCTGTTTAATCTATAGTTGTTAAATTGCGGATTATATCCTGTTCTAGTTACACCAGGTTCAGGAATGTCCATATAATCTGCATCAGATGGCATAGTGTGTGCAAAACTAGTTACCACACATGGAACGTTGGGTAGATAATACTGTCCATACCCGTTTAAGTACACTATCGGCGGAGGATTACCTGCATTGGGATCCGCGCCAAAAAACATCTTGGTTACCGATCTAAAGAAATATATTACTGCCAACAAGTATTGACCTTCATTGATATTTTGTACTGTAAAATCGCCTTGTATTTGTATGGCCTGTGTTTCGGAGTTGTCATAGAAATAATTGGTATAATTGTTATGAGTTAATTTTTGTGCCAGATAGTTGGCCACAGATGTTACTGTAATTTGCGGGGTATAGGGAAATACTACTCCAATTCGTTTGGCCCCAGCATTTTGACCAATTACGCCTAGTATAGCACTACCAAAGCCGCTGGTACTACCACCCCCAATTTCTGTAACTAAGGGACTCATTAAAGTATTACTACTGTCATTATAAAAATAGTTAGAGCCCGGTGCTAGACTAATACGTACACGCCAATCTTGACTGGCGTTGGGATATATAATTTGTGGGTTTGGACCTGCTGTTCTGTTACTATATTGATACATCTGTGCTACGTTTTGGCGATTAGTTGCACCGCTAAGTCCTACGCTGCCAAGAAGGCTTGCCCCGATAGCCTGACCAATTTGGGCACCCACGCTTTGATTGGGATTTATAGTATTTCCAGGTAGGACCGCATTAGGTAGTACAGGCATAATAGTTCCAAGTTATAAACATATTTATCGGTATCAAAAACGGCCCAGATAATGTTTTGGCATTTTCAAAATTAGGTTGACCATTGGGAGATAATTATGTTAGTATGTGCTAACTTTAAAGGACCAAAAGGTGCGCCACAACTATCTTAACAACAAAGACATTCTTAAAGAAATACACAAAAGTAAAAATACCTATTGTTTTTACTCAGAGCCCGAGGTAACAGACTACGATATGATTGTGTCTGATGTGGGGAAAATTAATAAGAAAACTATTCTACAAGCTCGGAAAGATCGGGCGGTACGCTTGGCTAAACTAGCACACGAAGCCGCAACAGTAGAAGGTGTAAAACGAAAACTTGACGAATTTGAAATCAAGCTCAAGGATGTTAAAGATACTGATATAGTGTTTAGAGTGATGACTTGGGAACATGTTCCAGTGGATGATGTTAAGAGTCGTAAAGCCGCAGTAAAAGCCTTAGAGGAAGAAGGCGGTCCAGTGCGTAGTGAATATGACGATGAGGATTTAGATCTGATAGGCAACACCAAATATGTCAAAGTAAATTTTCCACCGTTTGAACATTTTCAAGTAGGTGAGGAAGGTAATCTTATCCTGGTGGGACGTAGCCATTGGAAGGGCAACTTTGAAAAAGGACACTTTAGCCGTGACCACGGGGCAATGACTCCCAAGCTAGCTCATATGTTTATCAAGCTGTGCGAACGCTATGCTACACGTAGTAACTGGCGCGGATATACATACAACGATGAAATGCGATCGCAAGCACTATTACAGTTAAGTCAAATTGGACTACAGTTTGATGAATCAAAAAGTCAAAACCCGTTTGCTTATTACACAGCGGCCATTACTAATTCATTTACTCGTGTTTTAAATATTGAAAAACGTAATCAAAACTTACGTGACGACATTTTAGAAATGAATAACCTGACACCGAGTTACACCCGTCAAGGTATGAGCCGAAGCCCATCAAGTAGCAGTGACGGCGGGTACGACGATTGAGCAAATTGTTGTTTGATTTTGCTCAATTGATACTGTATACTTGTTGTTATGACTAACCTTTTCAAGAAGGCCGCTATCTTTACAGATATACATTTCGGCCTAAAATCAAATAGTACGCTACACAACGAAGATTGTTTGTCGTTTGTTAAATGGGCTACTGCTAAAGCCCGGGAAGAAGGGTGCGAAACTGCTCTATTTCTCGGTGATTGGCATAATAACAGAGCCAGCATTAACATCGTCACACTTCAGTACAGCCTCAGAGCGTTGGAGCATCTCAATGAAAACTTTGATCAAACATTCTTTATCCCGGGCAATCACGATTTGTATTATCGCGACAAGCGTGATGTACAGTCTGTGGAGTGGGCCAAACACCTTACTAACATCCATATTTGCAACGATTGGACTACTTTTGGCGACGTTACTATTGCTCCTTGGCTAGTAGGCGACGACCATAAGAAGGTTAAGAAGTTAAAAGGAAAGTATATGTTTGGGCACTTTGAACTGCCTGGATATTTAATGAATGCTATGGTTGCCATGCCCGACCACGGCGAGATTACTGGTAACGACATGCAAGGATTTGAGCATGTGTTTACCGGACACTTCCACAAACGTCAGACGCAACGCAACATTACTTACATTGGTAACTGTTTCCCACACAACTATGCCGACGCCGGTGACGACGATCGCGGACTTACCGTATTAGAATGGGGTAAAGCCCCAGAATATCATAGTTGGCCCAACCAACCTATGTATCGAGTGTTTCAATTAAGTGATGTACTCAGACACACTGAAGTCATGTTAAAGCCCAATATGCATGTACGTGTTAACTTGGACATTGATATCAGCTACGAAGAAGCTACATTTATCAAAGAAACGTTTATAGACACATACAAGTTACGTGAAATTACATTAATTCCTGCTAAAGTCACTGAACTAAGTGATTACGAAATAGCCGGTAACATTGAATTTGAATCAGTTGATCAAATTGTCTTTGGTCAGCTTAACAGTATTGATAGCCAACAGTTTAACAAGAACCTGTTGCTAGATATCTACCGGAACTTATGAGAATATATGCTGTTGGATGCAGTACTACCATTGGAGAAGAGTTAACAGATCCTGTTAACACTTGCTATCCTGCTTTGATAGCACAACGCTTTGGTGCAGAGTTAACTAACGATGCACACTTTGGTGGTACTAATCAACGCACTACATATCGCACAATTAAACATACGCAAGATGCGTATGATTTGTATTTGATTGCATGGTCCGCAGACAGTAGATTTACTTTTTACAAGTCAGATGACAATGAAGAAGTAAGTTTTGCACCTAAACTTATTAACTACAAACACGATCAAGAAGATTACTATAAGATTTGGGGCAGAACACTATTCCAAGTTTGGTACAATAGGCTATATGGGTTCAAGCAATGGCTACAACAGATTATTCAGGTACAAACCATATTAGAGCAACAGGGTAAACAATACCTAATGTTGAATACTGTGCATAATAATTTAGATCGTTGGCTTAGTCCCAGAGAATCATTTTTAGATGTTGTCCAAAAACTGATTAATGTGTCGGCTATGAATGATAGTCAAATTGTTGCAGAGCACGAAGAAATACAGTATTATCTAAGTTTAATCAACACTGATAAATTTTATGGCTGGAATGAATTTGCCATTAGAGATTTAGACCATTTATTTCCGATGGGTCCAAAGAATCACATGCTTGAAGCAGGGCATCAACATTTAGCTAACTTACTTTATAACCATTTATGTTCCGTATAAAAACACTAACCGTTAAAAACTTTATGAGTGTGGGTAATACTACTCAGGCCGTGGACTTTAACAGGCAAGACTTAACTTTAGTCTTAGGCGAAAACTTAGACTTGGGCGGAGACGACTCGGGTGCCCGTAATGGCACAGGTAAAACTACCATTATCAATGCCCTGAGTTTTGCTATGTACGGTAATGCTCTTACTAATATTAAAAAAGATAACTTAATCAACAAGACCAATCAAAAGAATATGATGGTCACAATTGATTTTGAAAAGGACGGTATAGAGTACCGTATTGAGCGCGGACGTAAGCCGGGTATTATGAAATTCTTTGTTGGCGACGCAGAAAAAGAAATTACAGACGATGCACAAGGCGACAGTAGAGAAACACAAGCAGAAATAGAACGTATGTTGGGTATGAGTCACGACATGTTCAAGCACATTGTTGCGCTTAACACTTATACAGAACCGTTCTTAGCCTTACGTGCTAATGACCAGCGCACTATTATTGAGCAATTACTTGGTATTACCTTGCTAAGTGAAAAGGCCGATAGATTAAAAGAAATTAACAAAACTACCAAAGACGCTATCACCCAGGAAGAGTTTCGTATTAAGGCTGTAGGCGATGCCAACAAGCGCATCGAAGAACAGATTGAAGCACTTAAACGTAGACAAACCTTATGGATTAACAAACATGGAGAAGACCTTGAAAAGTTACAAGCCGCTCTCAGTGAGCTACAGCAAATTGATATTGATGCAGAAATTGGGGCACACAAGGCTCTTGCTGAATATAAGCAAAAGAAGAAAGATATCACTGATCTATCATCCCATATTTCACGAGCCGAACAGGACCAAGTACGTGAAGTTAAACTTATTGAAAAGCTCAAGAAAGACATCGCCGCGCTCGAAGACCATAAGTGTCACTCCTGTGGGCAGGAATTGCATGACGACAAGCACGAGTCTAATTTAGAAAGCAAGAAAAAAGAGCTACAAGAAGCCGCGCTACAAGCGTTGGCTACTAACAGTCAATGGATCGAGCTTACTGGTGGATTAAAAGAACTAGGAGAGTTAGGCATTAAACCTGACACATTCTACGAAAAAGAAGAAGATGCAATTCATCATCGCAGTACATTGGCCAGTTTACAGCAACAAATTGAAACCAAAGCCGCAGACGCAGATCCCTATGCAGAACAAATTGTAGAAATGCAAGAGCAAGGTGTAGAAGAAATTGACTATGATATTATGAATGAACTGGTTAACTTACGTGAGCATCAAGACTTCTTGCTTAAATTATTAACTAACAAAGACAGCTTTATACGTAAACGTATTATTGATCAAAACCTAAGCTACTTAAACGCCAGGTTAGGACAATATTTAGATCGCATTGGCTTGCCGCATACTGTAAAGTTTAACAATGACTTGTCGGTGAGTATTACTGAGCTAGGCAGAGATTTAGACTTTGATAACTTGAGCCGCGGTGAACGTAATCGTGTTATCTTAAGTCTGAGTTGGGCGTTCCGTGATGTATGGGAAAGTTTATACCAACCAATTAACTTATTGTTCATTGACGAAATGATTGATTCAGGTATGGACAGTTCGGGTGTAGAAAATGCTTTGAGTATACTTAAAAAGATGTCCAGAGAAAGCAATAAGAGTGTTTGGCTGGTGTCACACAAAGATGAATTGGCCGGACGAGTTAACAACACGCTTCACGTAGTCAAAGAAAATGGTTTCACAAGTTACAACACGGACATAGAAATTGCATAATTTCAAGACTGTGTTAACTTTTGGTCCTAAGATGATAATTAACTATGAATGACCTGGCTTTTCGAAAATTCCTCTGTGGAAACACTACCCGAAGACTGTGTTGGATTCGTTTATTTGATTACTAATAAACTGTCCGGCAGGAAGTATATTGGAAAAAAGTTAGCAAAATTTAGTAAAACTAGTTATCGTGTGGTAAAATTAAAGAACGGTAACAAGAAGAAAAAAAAGATTAGAAGTAAAATAGATTCAGATTGGCAAGAATATTATGGCTCTAGTCCAGAGTTAACTCGAGATGTAGCAGCACTGGGCATAGAAAATTTTACAAGAGAAATACTTTATTACTGTCAATCAAAATCAGAATGTAGTTATATAGAAGCAAGAGAACAATTTTCACGCAAAGTGTTAGAAACAGACGAATACTATAACGGACACATACAGGTCCGTGTACATGGCTCACACATTATCAACAAGATTTAATCTTCAGACACTAAGTCTAACCGCAGTAAATCACATCAACAGTATATAGGCTAGCGCAGGCTAAACATCATGCGCCTATGAAAACCGGCTTAATGGCACGGGGACAGAAGACTCACCGCTGTAGTGAGCACTCAATCAGTATCCTTAATAGGACCAAGATCACTAATTGCCGTGGTTTGATTGTTTGAAGATTAATTTAAGGCTAAAAAGACGTGCTAGCGATAGCACACGGTCGATGTGTATGTTAGCATGTACGTATTGATCCGCCGTTGTATAAAGACGCAACTCGAGGTACCGGACAACCGCCTCTGTAATGTTGTAATGCTAAGTGACTGTGCTACTCGGATGATGACATAGTTCTATTCTTTGCCCTGTGCGGGCAAAGTGTGACCAATTAATCTGGATGATAACTTAAAAACAGCATTATGTCTTTAATACTTTTAGAAGAAGAAAACGATCTATGAGCGCAAGCGAAATAGATAGATATGCGTAGCATATCTTAAAAGAATGGAAGACCCGATTCCTTAGTAGTTTCCATATTTTCTTTGACAATCTTAGCAATAATTCTTTTATCTTCAAGAGATAGATAGTATGCTTCTTCGTAGGAGATAGATCCACGCATGTACCAACAGATACGCATTAATTCGTCTCTTATGGCTTTTGACTCTTTGTCTAACTGCTCCAGGTACTCTACAATTTCCTCGTTAGAGGCTGTCAAAAGCCTTACACGAAAAAACGCGACTGCTCAAATAAGAAAGGACTTTTGAATTCTTTAGCGCATTCTGTATTTTCGCACGTGGTAGTCACTGACAGGCTACTATCTTCACTCATTTTATCCATGCGCTTTTTAAGCCCGTCCCAAATACTTCTATCACAATTGGTTAAGAATTCTGCAATAAAAACACTATTATCAACTATAGTACCATCTTCTAAAGTAATAGATTCTATACTCTTGGAAACTTGACTGATACCTAGGTCAACAATTTTATTAAACATTTCATTAAATTTAACAACTTTGGTATTTTCGTCGAGAGTTTCGTCTGACACTACCTGCATAATACGTTGTTGTTCGTAGTTTAGTAAATTATTTTTATTAAATTCTTCAAATGTTTGGGGGCGCAACTTAATAGTAAGGTTGTTTAAGACAGCCGGTGTTTCCCAGTCGGCAATATGTAGTCTATCTAACATAACTGTTAAATCTATTGCATGTTCGTTTTTAGTACTGCAATGCGGGCAAACAGTAGTAAACTCCATTTCCTTGCTGTAAGACGCAATTCTAATAGATATTAGTAAAGCGTCTAGATCAACTATGGGCATTTTCCACGCATTTTTAATAGCAGGACAACAGCTTTCTATTAGATTTACAGTACTAGCACCGTTGAGTAAGGCATCTGGTGTTTTCATGGTAATTTCATCTTTGGCGGTCATGGCATAAATTGGCACTTCACCGGTTACTGGTATTTCAACATTGCCAGTGGGATACCACCTGCCTTCACTGGGTAATTTTATATACAAAATAGGTTGTCTGAAATATTTGCTTAATGGGTTTTGAGTCATGATTTACTCCATAAATAGTTGATATACTGTACTTATGGTATATCATTAACGGCGTATAAAAATGTCACAGACACCTGAACAAATATTAGCATCCTTATCATCTATGATGGGCGCAGGCTCACCATTATTCCGGGATACTAGCCTAATGGCTAAGGTATTAGCAGAAGCCGCTAAAAATCAAACTAAACTCAACGGGTTAAGTGATAAAGAAATCAAGCTGATTGAAGAGAAACTCAAAGCCGACGATGAATATGCGGTAAAAGTTAGACAACGATCTCAAAATATGGCGCAGGGCGCCAATCAGCTAGGTAAAACAGTTGCTAGTGCAGTTAAAGACATGGGTAGCTTGGCTAGCAAAGTATCGGCTAGCACTGAAGGATTTACCGCAGTAATACCTGTAGTACAGATGCTAGGAAATACTACCAAGGGCGTAGTAGAGGCCCTTGGTAAAATGGCCAGTGGTATTAGCATATTTGGATTTAGTACAGGTAGGGCCAGCGAAGGCCTTAGCCAAATGGCCGGTATTGGTATAGATCTTGTTACTGGTGCATTAACACAACAGCTTGAAGGTACACAAAAGATAGTTAATAGCTATGTTTTGATGTCAAAAGCTGGCGTAACGTTTGGCGGTTCGTTGGAGTCAATGAAAATTGCCGCGCATTCCAGTGGCATGAGTATTGACACTTTTGGTAAATTTATTACTAAAAATTACGAACAGTTTGGTTTGTTAACAGGAAATGTTACAGAAGCGGCTACAAGAGTTGGCACAATGACTAAAAACATTTCCAACAGTAATCCTAAGATACTAGCTATGTATGGTAGTATGGAAGAATTGGGTAATGCCACTGCTGACTACATGGCAATGCAAGCTCGGTATGGAATAGACACCACTAAGAATACTAAAGAACTAACACTAGGAGCAACAGAGTATCTTGTAGCACAAAAAGAATTAACAGCACTAACTGGTAAGAGTGCTGAGGCACTTAAGAAATCTGAAGAGGAAAGACAAAACAGCGCGGCATATCAAATTGCCATGATGAAGATGGAACCTCAACAAAGAGAAAATACTCGCAAAGCATTAGAACTAATTGAAGCACGTTATGGTAAAGAAGCCGCTAAAGTGGCTATGGAAAGTGTGTCACGCAACGGGGAAATTATTAGTCAAACAGGTCTACAACTAGGTGCATTAAATCCTGCATTAGTGCAGACTATGCAAGATATGTTGGGCATGACCAAACAACCTCAAGAGCAGTTTAATAAATCTACTGCACAACTAATACAAGATAGACGCGGAATGATTACCCAAGAACAACTTCAATACTCAGAGTTGTTTAAAAATCAAGTGTCTGGCTACGGCAATCCAATGATAGAAATGCTACAGAATGTAACAGCATCTACATTAAAAAGTCAAACAGCACAAGGGGATTCTGTTAAAACAGCCGCGCAAATAGAAGCTGATCGTAAAAAGTCAGCTGATCTTGGTACACAAGCATTTGCAGGGGTTATCACACAGTTAGAACTATTTAAAGTAAGGATGGACGATGTATTCTTAAAGAGAATGCTAGCAACCGACGGCAGCTTTGCTAAAATGATGGATTCTCTATTTGACATAGCAAACGCAAGCGTTAGCATGTTAGATAAACTAAATGGTGTTATGCCACGTCTGATGTCAGGATTTGCAAGAGCACTAAAAGCTCTTGATGAGTTAGGAACTGGTAAGGGAGATTTACCAGATTTCCAACAACCGTCGTCTACTGTAGGCATGGACATGGGTGGTGCCGAAATAGCGACGGCCGGGCAAGCGCAACTTACATCAGCTGAGCGAGCTAATACAGGACAAGCACAATTAGCATCGACTATAATGCATCGAATGACCGCTGATGCATTAACAACGGTATGGCTAACTACAAATGGGGCGGTGGCCATGGTGCAGATTCTGGTTTATCAGGCATTGACTGTAGCGGGTGGATATTACACCTAAACAGAGAAATGATGAAGAAAGTCAATGCCGAAGCCGGTAAACCTGTATATTCTGAAGAAGCAATGAAATTATTCCAAAGTGGTGCCGCTGGTACTATTATTGCAAATGTACAAAAAGCCGGCGGCGGCCTGATTGTCAAATCATTAAAAGATTTAAATGTAAATGATTTAAAAGAAGGTATGTTGCTGGGACAACATGTACCCGAGTGGACTGGTAAAAAGTCAGGCAGCGGGACAATGGGTGGAGGCATACAACATATTGCCCAAGTAGTCAAAGGCCCAGACGGACAATTATATATTTCTGAATCAGGCGGCATGGGAGCAGAAGGGCGTGGCGCACATTTAAAATCAATTAAAGAATGGCAAGGTTTACAACCTAAGAGTTCAGAATTTTCTATTACCGATCCGACACAACTAGCTAAACGTGCAGGCGGTGGACCTGTGCTAGTGGGAGAAAACGGCCCTGAAATCCTAAGCGGTGATGGTAGAATGGTAACATCTACAGCCGCTACTAACGCAATCTTTACCACTATGAATGATACATTAATGGAAGTTTTATCGGTATTAAAATCGTCCAAGAGTATTTCGGAAAATATCTTACAAGCCACTGCTTAAACATTGGTAAATATACAAACAGAGAAAACTATGGCCGGTTGGAAAAAATATTTTAAAACAAGTAACTTACCAAGTAACGTAAGCCCAATGGGCAATGGACGTTTAAGCGATCCTGGTTATCGTAACTACCAAAGTCAGTTACCAGAAGTCTACACAGGACAACCAAATCGTGTTGAGCGATACAATCAATACGAACAAATGGACATGGATTCAGAAGTTAATGCGGCTCTGGATATCTTAGCTGAGTTCTGTACACAAAAGAACCTGGAAAATCACACAGCGTTTACTGTTAAGTTTAAAGAAAAGCCCAGCGATAACGAAGTTCGTATTATCAATGAACAGTTACAGCAATGGGTAGCACTCAATGAACTAAACAAGAGAATCTTTAAAATTGTACGCAACGTATTCAAATACGGCGATCAAGTGTTTATTCGTGATCCGGAAAACTTTAAGTTATTCTGGACAGAAATGTCAAAAGTTACCAAAGTTATTGTTAACGAAGGCGAAGGTAAAAAGCCCGAGCAGTACTTGATCAAAGACCTAAATCCAAACTTTGAGAACTTGACAGTTACAGCAGTGGCTACAACAGACACCTATGTAAACCACCCACAAACAGGCGGTCCTAGCGGTGCTTATGTACAACCACAAGCACCATTTGGCGGTGGATCTCGTTTTAGTAAAGCACAAAACGAAGCCGCAATTAACGCAGAACACGTGGTACATATGAGCCTAACAGAAGGCCTAGATGTATATTGGCCATTTGGTAACTCGGTATTAGAAAACATTTTTAAAGTATTCAAACAAAAAGAATTGTTGGAAGATAGTATTATTATCTATCGTGTACAACGTGCTCCAGAACGTCGTGTGTTTAAAATTGACGTGGGTAACATGCCAAGTCACATGGCAATGGCCTTTGTTGAACGTATCAAAAACGAAATACATCAGCGTCGCATTCCTAGCCAAACAGGCTCAGGCGGCAACAACATGATGGATGCCACATACAATCCATTAAGCCAAAACGAAGACTACTTCTTCCCTGTAACAGCAGATGGCCGTGGATCCAGTGTAGATGTATTCCCCGGGGGTCAAAACCTAGGTGAAATCACAGACTTACGCTTCTTTACCAACAAGTTATTTCGAGGTTTACGTATTCCCAGTAGCTACTTGCCTACCACAGCCGAAGACGGTAGTCAAGCATATACAGATGGTCGTGTAGGTACAGCACTTATACAAGAATGGCGTTTTAATCAATACTGTCAGCGTTTACAGTCAATGATTGCAGACAAGCTAGATGCTGAGTTTAAACTATTCATGCGTTGGAGAGGCTTTAATATTGATGGAAGTCTGTTTGATCTATCATTTAATGAACCACAAAACTTTGCACAGTATCGTCAAGCTGACATTGATGCGGCTCGTATTGCTACATTTACACAGTTAGAACCATTGCCTTACTTCTCTAAGCGTTGGTTGATGAAGCGTTACTTGGGCATGACTGAGCAAGAGCTAAGTGAAAACGAAACAGCCTGGGCCGAAGAACGCGGCGACACAGAGCTGGCACAGCCTGAAGCACCAAGTATACGTGGCGTGGGCATTAGCCCCGGTGGTGTACAAAGTGACTTGGAAGGACTTGGGCCAGACGTAGGTGCAGGTGCAGAAATGGGCGGCCCAGAAGCAGGTGGCCCTGCAGCCTCTCCGGCTGGCCCTGGTGCTCCGGCTGGTGGCCCAGCACTTTAATTAAAAAAGGGTAAATAGTACTATGCATATCATGGAATTGTTCGACCCAGCACCCAGAGGCTATTATGATGAAAAAGCGGATCAAAGTACGCTTAAAAAGTCAGATAGCCGCAAAACACGACTAACTCTAGCACACTTAAATCAGCTTAGACAAAGCCACGATGTACGTAAACTAGAGCATGAAAAAAAGCTAGAAGCTGTAGCTAAACAGTACACACCAGCCCCAGAAGGCGGTGCAGGCGGCATCGGAATTTAACAATTCTGGTATATCTTTTCTAAATCCTTCAAAAAACCCCCATTTAACCTTAATATACGTAGTTTTGTGTAAATAAACTTACAAAGCCAACTTATTAAGGAGTTCTCATGAACAAGTTTGAAAAACTAATTGAATACATCATTAACGATGAAGATCAAAAAGCTCGTGAATTATTTCACGACATCGTAGTAGAAAAATCCCGCGACATTTATGAATCTATCATGGACGAAGAGTCTATGGAAGAAACAGTTGCTGGCGAGCAAGTAGAAGACATGGTTGATGCGGTAGGTGAAGAAGAATCAACCATGGAAGCCGACGAAGACGGCGAAGAAGAATTTGACTTAGATGGAGAAGAAGACGGCGAAGTTGCTGGCGATTTCCCAGCTGACGGTGGCGAAGAGCCAGCAGGCGAAGAAGATCAGATCATGAACATCGATGCCAAGTTAGACGAGCTATTAGCTAAGTTTGACGAAATCATGGGTGCTGATGACATGGGTGCCAACGACATGGGCGGTGATGACATGGACGATATGGGCGGTGATGACATGGGCGATGATATGGGCGCAGAAGAAGAGCCAGAAATGTTTGAAGCTAAAGCAACATCAGGTAAGTCTGGTAACCCGTTTGCTAAAGGTTCTGCAGTATCAGGCAAGAGTGGTTCAGCAGCTTCTGGTAAATCTGGTTCTGCCGCATCAGGTAAATCTGGTAAAAGTGGCAAGCCATTTGAAGGCCGCCAATCTGCAAGCGAACTAATGCGTGAATACGTTGACAAGATTCAGGATATGAACTTGTTAGGTGCTAGCGAAGGCGATGCTGTTGGTGCAACAGGTAAGAAAACCAGCGTAAATGCCAAGTCTATTACTGGTCCCGGTGCTGACTTTGGTGGTAACGTTATTAAGCGCACTGGCGCAGACTGCGATACTCCAGATGGTACAAGTGCTCCAAGCGCAGACAAGCCAGAACAAATCAAATCTGGTAACATCAATGTTCCAGGTGGAAAAGCTGGTAACTCGTTTAAAACTAAAGAAGCAGCTAAGTCAGGCGAAGGTCAAACTACCGATGGTAGCGTACCTACAAACGACAAGAGCCCAGTTCGTAAATAATTAGGAACTACAAATGGCTTTGTACCTAAAAGAGAATCTTACATTTGATCGGGCAGGTTTGATTGTTGAATCTGTTGACGAAAACGGTAAGAAGACTCTAAAAATGGAAGGGATATTCATCGAAGGAGGCGTAAGAAACGCTAACGAACGTGTATATCCCGTTCATGAAATTGAAAAAGCAGTTAATGTTATTAACAAGCAAATCAATGAAGGGTACAGCGTTTTGGGAGAAGTAGATCACCCAGATGACCTAAAAATCAATTTAGACCGTGTTAGCCACATGATTGAAAAAATGTGGATGGATGGACCAACAGGTCGTGGAAAATTAAAGGTATTGCCAACTCCAATGGGACAACTAGTAGAAGCCATGATTACATCAGGCGTTAAACTAGGTGTTAGTTCACGTGGATCTGGTAATGTTAATGAAGGAAGTGGACACGTTAGCGATTTTGAAATCGTTACCGTTGACATCGTAGCACAACCTAGTGCTCCTCATGCATATCCTAAAGCCATTTACGAAGGGCTTATGAACATGCGTGGTGGTGCTAAGGTATTTGAAACGGCACGTGAAGCCGCTCAAGATCAAAAAGTACAGAAGTACCTGAAAGAAGGCATTGCTGCCTTGATCAAAGATTTAAAATTATAGGAGAAATATCCAATGTTAGATGCTAACAAACCATTGTTGGATAACGGAATTATTAACGAAGAAACTCGTACTGCTATTGCTGAAGCATGGGAAACCAGAATTGTTGAAGCAAAAGAACAGGTACGTGCAGAACTACGTGAAGAATTTGCACAACGTTATTCACATGACAAACAAGTTATGGTTGAAGCTCTTGACAAAATGGTTACCGAGTCTCTCACTGCTGAACTTCAAGAGTTTGCAGACGAAAAACAAAAATTAGCTGAAGACCGTGTTAAGTTTAAACAACACATGTCAGAAAGCGCAGGCAAGTTCAACGACTTCATGGTTGCAAAACTAAGTGAAGAAATTAAAGAACTTCGTGCAGATCGTAAAGTATACGAGCAAGCGATTGCTAAGTTAGAAAACTTTACTATCCGTGCTTTAGCAGAAGAAATCAAAGAGTTTGAAGCAGACAAGAAAGCCGTAGTGGAAACTAAGGTTCGTTTGGTTGCTGAAGGTAAAGCTAAACTAGCCGAACTACAAGCTAAATTTGTTGCTCAATCTGCTGCCGCAGTTAAAGAGGCTGTTACCAGTTCGTTAGAGTCAGAGTTGACTCAACTAAAAGAAGATATCCAAATTGCTCGCGAGAACATGTTTGGTCGTCGTCTATTCGAAGCATTCGCAAGCGAATTTGCAGGTACTCACTTAAATGAGAACAAGCAGATCCGTGAGTTACAAGCTACTGTAAGTACTGTAACCGCTAAACTTTCTGAAGCAGTTCATAAAGTTGAAGAAAAGAAAGCTCTAGTTGAATCAAAAGAAACAGAAATCAAGATTATCAAAGAGTCAGCAGAACGCAAGGAACGTCTTGCAGAAATGTTGAAGCCTTTGAATAAAGAGAAGTCGGCAATTATGCGTGACTTACTCGAAAGTGTGCAAACTGATAAACTTCAGAATGCATATGAAAAGTATCTACCAGCAGTTCTAAACAACTCATCGGTTACTACACCAGCCCCAAAAGCTAGCGTTTTGACAGAGAGCCGTAAAGAAGTTACTGGCGATAAAACTGCTAAAACTGCCGTTAAATCCACACAGACAGAGTCATTGAACAATGTCTATGAGATCAAACGTTTAGCAGGGCTTAAATAAACCCTAAAAGGAAAAGGAAATATCATGACACAAGCATTATTAGAAAGCCGTTGGGGCGAAACCAAAGATGCCCTGCTAGAAGGCTTACAAGGTTCTAAGCGCACCACAATGGGTGTAATCTTAGAAAACACTCGCAAGATGTTGGCAGAAAATGCAACTGGCGGTGCAACACAAGCTGGTAACGTAGCTACACTTAACCGTGTAATTCTACCTGTTATCCGTCGCGTTATGCCTACAGTTATTGCTAACGAAATCGTTGGTGTACAACCAATGACAGGTCCAGTAGCTCAGATCCACACATTACGTGTACGTTATGCTGATTCAGTAACTGATTCAAGCTCATACGGTACAAGTACTACAGCTGGTGACGAGGCATTGAGCCCATTCAAGATTGCTGTTGCTTACTCAGGTAGCGCAACAACAGGTCAAGCTACAAGCACATCTACACTTGAAGGTGTTGCAGGTAACAAGATCAACGTTCAAATCTTGAAACAAGTAGTAGAAGCTAAGACACGTAAGTTGTCAGCTCGTTGGACATTTGAAGCCGCTCAAGACGCACAGTCTATGCACGGTTTGGATGTTGAAGCTGAGATCATGGCTGCTTTAGCACAAGAAATTACAGTTGAGATTGATCAAGAGATCCTAGGTTCACTACGTGCTCTTGCCGCAACTGACTATGCATACGATCAAGCATCTGTATCAGGTACAGCTACATTCGTTGGTGACGAGCATGCCGCTTTGGCAGTTCTAATCAATCGTACAGCTAACTTGATCGCTCAACGTACACGTCGTGGCGCTGGTAACTGGGCTGTTGTTTCTCCAGCTAGTTTAACAGTTCTACAAAGTGCTACAACAAGCGCATTTGCTCGTACAACAGAAGGTACATTCGAAGCTCCTACAAACACCAAGTTTGTTGGTACATTGAACGGTGCAATGAAGGTTTATGTTGACGGTTATGCAAACGACAGCCAATCAGTTCTAGTTGGTTATAAAGGTTCTAGCGAGGCTGATGCAGCCGCGTTCTATTGCCCATATATCCCTCTAATGAGCTCTGGTGTTGTTCTTGATCCAAGCACATTCGAACCAGTAGTTTCGTTTATGACACGTTATGGTTACGTGGAATTGACAAACACAGCGTCATCTTTAGGTAACGCCGGTGACTACGTTGGTGAGATCAGTGTATCGAACTTATCTTTCCAATAATCAAGACAGAACTTGATTTAACGAAAGTTAAAACCAAAATCAACCCAGGGATGGGAAGGCAGGAAAGCACACCTATTAGGTGTGCTTTTTTGTTGACTGTAGCATAAATAGTATTGTTCGCTTGTAATGAGTAACTCTCGGAGCACCACTTCGGGTAGCCTAGAACGCTATTTAAAGGAGAAAATAAAATGGCAAAATTAAAAATTACAAACACAGATTCAAGCGGTCAAATTCATGATCGTTACACAAGTCAACAGTATATCAACGGTGCATACGTTGGTGGCACAGGTGGCTCAACAAGTCAAATTGGCAGTCAAATTCAAGGTCAGGTGTTTGTTCCTGGCGGTAGCTCAACAACAGGTTCTATCCTGGCACAAAAAGGTCGTAAGGCTTTCCGTGTTACTGATGGCACAAATACCGGTGAGTGCAGTTTAGTAAACAGCGCAAGTCCAACATCGGGTCAAATGAATATTCTAGTAACATTGAATAATTCAACAGCGGCTATTGCGGCAGCTAACGTAGCTGGTGGCGCAACAAGCACAACAGTTACATTTTCAAGTGTAACTGGTCCAGTGTCTCTTCCACGTGTAGGCGACTATTTAAATTTTGGTACCGCACCAAGTGGTAATATTACCGGATTTGCTCAAGTTACTGCAATGAGCGGTAGTACAGCAACTATTACTACTACTGGTAACGTTTCTGCATCTAGTGTATCAACTGGCGTCTGCACATACGCTAGCCGTATCAGCAACAAGTTTGTACATGACTATAGTGTTACTAAATACCGTTATCATTTAGCAACACCCGATAGCACATTTGTTCAAGTTCAATACGCTTAATTTAACCTAAGCAAAATCAAAAAGCGGCTTCGGCCGCTTTTTTATTGAAACCGCTATTTTATATAAAGATAAATACTACTAAATTAAGGTTTTGTAATGTCTACTGTAAAGAATATACCGGAACTATATACCGTTAACGTGCCTCAAATGACTGTTAACGGTAATTTAACGGTTACTGGAAATAGTACCAACGTATACACTGATAATCTTAGCGTGGCTGACAATATCGTCACAATCAATGCCGGTGAAGCAGGTGCTGGTGTTAGCTTGGTTTATGCTGGACTTGAAGTAGATAGAGGTAGTTTAGCAAACGTACAATTACGATGGGACGAAACCTACGATCGTTGGCAACTTAGCAATGATGGAACTACATACGCAAACATATCCACTACCAGTGGATCTGGTAGTGCATTAACAGCAGTAGTACAAGATACCGCCCCGGTACTTGGTGGCAATTTAGATATAACAGGCCGTACAATTTATAGCAGTAACGGTAGTGTACAAATTTTTGCCAATGCTGCCAGCAGTGGTGGATCGGGGGTGTACGTAACCAACACAGACACAACAGGAGCCGAATTGGTTACTAAAGCCAAAGCGGTTGCTTATAGCATTGTATTCGGATAGGAACAAAAATGGCAATTAATAACGTAGCACTAACAACTACCGCGGCAAACATATTTGTCAATACATCCGGTACTAGTGCAATCACCACAATTCATTTGTGCAATTATTCTTCAGGTGCAGTAACAGCAAATATCTATGCTGTGCCAGCCGGTAGTATTGCAGGATCAAGTACTATCATTTATAGTAACGTTACTATTACCAGTGACAACACATTAATTATTAATGCTGAAAAATTTATTTTAGGATCAGCGGGCGACAGAATTATGGCCAATGTTAGCGCAAACAGTACAACAACAGCTACAGTAAGCTCAATTGGAATTTAACAATGGCTAGATTTTTAAAGAATCCAGACTTGGCACCAGGTAGCTTAGCCGCTAGACTGCCAATTACTACCAGCTCACTTAGTGATGCTCCGGTTACCGGTCTAATCAGATTCAACAGCACCAACAACAGAATTGAATTTTATTATAATGGTGCTTGGAATCAAGTGGCCAAGATTGGTACAGTTCCTTTAGTAGTTGACTCATTCCAAGGCAACGGAACAAACACAGACTTTACAATGACACAAGTTGAAAGCGAAGCAAAATCAATTGCAGTATTCATTGGCGGCGTTTATCAACAACCAAATATTAATTATACTGTAAATAGCACAACGACAATTACATTTACGTCGGCACCTCCTTTGTATGTGGGCTCAAGTCCTGTACAGGTTAATGTAATACACAATCTCAACAGCACTAACGCAACGGCATAGGAGACAGAATGGCAATTGCACGTATAACAGGACCAATGCTACAAACTGACCTAGAACGTCAGGGTGTAAATCTTTCAATTGATGGTAACCTAGTATACGCTGATGTATCTAATCGTCGTGTTGGTATTGGTAATACAAGTCCTCAATACACATTAGATGTCAACGGCAATGCACACATTGGTAATCTTTGGGTATTAGGCAACACTATTAGCAGTGACACAGGCAAGGTTAATTTAGGTAGTGCAACCAATCTTGTAATCACCGGCGGACAATCTAATTATATTTTAACCACAGACGGCGCAGGCAATCCAACTTGGGCAAACATCAGCGCACTACAAGCCAATGTTGGTGTTGATGGTACAAGTATTATTTTAGGCACACCAACTGACGGTAGCTTAACAGCTAATGCCGCATACGATGGGTGGAGCTCAACTACTACATTAACCAATGCCATTGATAACCTAAACCAAGTAGCACTAAATCTTGGACAAGGTACCTTTGTTGGTAATGTACAATTTACTGCTAATTCAACATCTGGCGCAAGTCCCAAGACTATTTTGTTTACTGGTACAGCCAGTGGTAATCCAAATGTTTACTATTGGGATTTTGGGGATGGGAATACCACAACAGGTAGCAGTTCAGTATCTCATACCTACGCCAATGTAAGCGGTGGAACATTTACAGTTTATTATCGTGCATCAAATAGTTCTGGTACTTGGTCTGGCAATGCTGCCAGTGGTGCAATTGGTAGTGTGGATGATTTCACTCGCACTAACTATGTTGTGTTATATACACCAAATCCAATTCCATCTTTTACTTCTAATGCTACTTCTCTAAACACCGGCGGTGCAGTACTATTAACAGACTCTAGCCAATACGAAACTGACTATTCAGTATATTGGGGTGATGGCACTAAGACTATTAGTTCAACTGCCGGCGGTACACAAAAACACACATACACTAATGCAGCCGGTGACGCAACCTATAGTATTATACTACAGGCTAATAGTACCACAGCTGGCCCAAGCAACGTATCAGTAAACAGCGCAAGTACTACAACCAAAGTTTACAGTACACATACTCCTTTATTCTCAGCTAATACTACAAGAGTGGTTAACTGGGAATCAAACGGTGGGGGCCTAGTTCGTTATACTAACAGCACAACCAGTGCCCCGGGGAGTGCTGCCACATTTGGCGCACAACAAGTTTACCAATATTGGTGGAGTGATAGTACAGCCAATACCAACGTGGCCATTGGTGTAGGCACAACCGGGTCTGGTGACACAGGCCAATATTTAGATCATACCTATGCCCTAAGTACAGCAAATCAAGCCGCAGGTACAACCATCACTTACGATACACAGTTAAGAATATTTAACGGACATACAACAAGCCCATTTAGCAGTACCAACGTAAGTGTTATTGTTGAGCCAAGTGTTCGTAGTAATATTACTGCTCGTGCCAATGTGGTTAGCGATGCCACAGGAGATAATGGTCTGAGTGGATATATCTTTACAGACTATAACGGATACGATCGCGCACTATTTACATATAACACAGCCGCTCAAAACTCTACAGTATATAACTGGGGGTGGGGCGATGGCACAGCATCTGGTAATATTACCACAGGTGTTGGTACAACATCTGCTAACATTACATACGCTTATGCTTCAACTGGAACTAAAACAGCTAACCTAACAGTTTATGGCACCCCCGGAACTATTGCACAAAGTAATAGCAAATCAGTAACAATCACAATTAAGAGTAATCCTACAGCACCCGGTAACCTAATCGCCAAGACATTGTCAATGAGTAGTGCCAGCCAAGGTACAGCTCCATATATGGCAGTAAGTGCAACAGATAACACAGCAGGAAATATTGCATCAGCTGGTACAGCAGTTACACGTTATATAAGCACTACACCTTTGGTATCTGGTACTGTTACACAAGCTAACAGTTCAACATCAGGAACATTGACCGCGGTTATCAACGGTACAGGCGATGGCAACGTAGCATTTAGTACCAGCACCAATGCCAGTGGCACATATACCAGTTTGATAGTTGATGTTGATGCTGATGCCCATTCAGCAATTAGTGGAACATACCCAACTGGATTCTATAAAGTATTCAGTGCTCATACCAGCAAAGCCTTAACTGGATTTGGTCTAGGTTATAACGATATTAATCTAAATCACAGCGCAGCCGGCAAAACTAATAACGTGGGCTTTGTTAAAGATGATGTTACTGGTGTACCGGTTGTGGTAACATCCGGTGTTACAGTTTCAAACGTATCAGCTACAACCATTCGTTACATATCTAGTATTCCATATTACCAAGCTGGTGGTAATATTGTAGTACAAGGTTTGCAGGCTTACAGCTGGATTGGACAAACATATCAAAATACTACTACTCCGGTAACCATGTGGGCCAACACTACTTTAGCTGAAGGTCGTTCTGGTACACTATATGCCAATGTAACTAAAACCTACGCACAAATTGATGGTGCAACAACATTCTTAAGTGGTGGCATACCAAAAGCCAACACCGGCAATGTGATTACAAACAGTTATACATTTGGTAACTTATACATTAACGGTATTGGTGATACAAGTGTAGCCGCAGTCGGTAACGCCAACGTGACTATTAGTAGTGTTAACGGTGTAAACACATCGGTGTCGCTACCAAAATTCTTAAACGTATACAGTTCTGCTCTCAGTGGATTTGATGAAACAAGTATTTCTTGCAGTTCAAGTTTAGGCGGCACATACACCGACGTAGCTAAACGTATTAAGATTAGCGGAGCAACAGGCGACAACCCAACCTATAGTAATAGTACCAACTACTATACAACTTATGCTTGGACAGGTAGTCAAACTATTGCGGCAACAGACGAAGCAGTGGTTCGTTGGGGCAACTTAAAAGTAAATACCACAAACTACAGTACCAGTTACTTGCCAATTGGTCCAGACTTAGCTACAGGTAGAACCACAACACAGTATTTTAGATTTGCCTTTAGACGTACCAACGTGGCAAACTTTGATATTGCTATTACTGGTAAGATCAGTGGATTGTATGTTGCGGCACCGGGCACACAAATTGATACCACTAGTACTTTAAATGGATGGATAGATGCAAACGTACAATATGCAGGATCCGGTATTCCAGGAGCTGATACCGGAGCCAGCGGCAACGGCGGCAACGGTTGTGCATTGACCACAGCAGATAAAGTTCCAACTGGTGTATTAATTAATGGTACAGCATACACATTAACATTAGGTAGCGAGAACCTAAGTAATGCATATGGAAACCAATGTTTGCTTAATATCAAACTAGGACCAAATGATTACATAACAGCATTGAGTATAGGAGTAGCTACGTAATGGCAATATCTGATTCACAAAAAGTAGACTATCTGTTTAAGAAGCTGGGCTTTGGTGTAACCAAAACAGATACCACTGCTTTCAAAGAAGCCTTTAACGAATCTATTGCTAGTCCGTTGCTATTGCGTGGCGAAAACATTTGGCAACAGGCAGGATCAATTCCTGCCACTATTCCAAGTGCCAGTACCAGTCTAGTAACAGTTTATAAAGATAGTCCAGGTTCTTGGACTGCCACAGTCCAATGTACCGAAGACGTCACAGCCAGCGACAACAGAACTTGGAAAACCAACTCAGTTGATTGGATTTCAACTGAGTTTGGATCTACGTACCAAGTTAAAGTTTATATTGATACAACTGGTGCAACAACACCACAAACAACTGGCACACAAATTTTTGCCGCAGGCTCAGGCAACAGCGACGAATGGTTCTTTGACTATCAATCAGGCGTATTGCATTTTATTGGTACTAACATTCCTAGTGCAATCACCACAGGAGTAACAGGTAAAAGTATTTTTATCAGCGGAGCTAGATATGTTGGCGCCAAAGGTCCAACTTTTCCTGCAGGAATCACAGTTGGTAACTTAACTATCAGTGGTAACAACATCACTAGCAGCAGTGGTAATGTGACTATTGCAGCCGATTTATTTGTTACAGGTAATACTACGTTGGCTGGTTACAGCGATATTACAATTTTTGACAGCATCATAAATTTACATACACAGGCCAATCTTGCCGCTTGGACTACCAACGATGGTAAAGATATTGGTATTAAGATGCACTACTATGATGGGCAAGATGCTCACGCAGGTTTAGTTCGTGCAAATGATACAGGATTCTTAGAATGGTATGCTCGCGGCATTGAAGGATACGGAAATGTATTCCAAGGCAATGCCTACGGTACTATTAAAACCGGTGAGCTTCTATTATCAAACTCTACATCAAGTACTAGTACCAGTACCGGAGCATTGCGTGTATTAGGCGGAGCAGGCATAGCTGGTAACGTATTTGTTGGAAACATACTAACCAATGGATATTGTTATGCCAATGGCAATCCATTTACTAGCTATACCAATAGTGATGTAGCCGCATATTTGCCTACGCATACAGGTAACATCAGCGCGGGCAATATTACAGTTACCAGTAACATTTACGGTAATATTAAAACAGATTACATTTCATCACTGAATAATGCTGTAACGGTATTCACAGGATCAACCGCGGTTAAATTACCAACTGGCACCACAGCACAACGACCATCTGGACAAAACGGACTAATACGATTTAACGTTGACTTACCATCTATAGAATATTTTGATGGTACTATTTGGGTTCCAATTACCAACACAGTAACAGACCAACAGATTACACCAGACGGCACAAGTACAACCTATTCGTTGGATCAAGAAGCAACAACCATTGGGGTTATTGTTAGTATCAACGGTATTATTCAACGCCCAACAGTAGCTTATATTGTTAATACAAATCAAATCACTTTTACAGAAATTCCAGAAGCAACAGATATCATTGACATTCGTTTCTTGGGAGCGGCCGTAACTATAAATTCTACATTAACTGATGACTTGGTAGTATCTGGCAATTTAACAGTCAATGGTAATATTGTTAATACCAACAATTTTTATACATACGGCAATACACAAGTAGCCGCATATCTTGTTGCCAATCCACAAGGTAGTACATATAGCAATGCCAATGTTAAATCGTACTTGACGCAATTTGATGGTAACATAGTTCCGAGTGCCAATGTGACTTACAGTTTGGGTACTAGTACAAATCAATGGCGAGACCTGTGGGTCAGCAACAACACCATCTATATTGGCAATACCCCGGTTACAGTCAGTAACGGCACCCTGCTGATAAATAACACGCCAATAATTGGTGGCTCAACTTATAGCAACACCAACGTGGCTGCTTACTTGACAACAGATGCAACCGTTACCACATTACAAGCCAATCTTGGAGCAACACAGACGTGGGCCAATGCCAACATTGCAAGCATTAATGCCAATATTGGTGGATTCTATACTTGGGCCAATACTAACTTTGGTACCAGTAGTTACAGCAACACCAACGTGGCTGCTTATCTTGTTGCTAATCCACAAAGCAGTACGTATAGCGATGCCAACGTGGCTGCCTATATTACTGGCAACTTGTCTACTATAAACGCAAACGTAACCGGGGCTAATGCCGCAATTGTGACTGCCAATACTGCAATGAAGTCGTATGTGGATGCGGTGACTACTGCGTGGACTACAGCCAACACCATACAATCAAATCAAATCACTGGTGCCAATGCCGCTATAGTCACAGCCAACTCGGCAGTTGTGAGTTATGTTAACACACAGACCAACAGTTTAGCCACCGGAGCCAATGCCAATGTGTTGGCCTACTTGAACTCAGGATTCACCGTCACTGGTAATATCACTGCTGGCAACTTGGTGGTCAACGGTAACATCACATACAATGGCGCACAGGTCACTACTGGTACGATTACGGCAGATTACATACAAGCAGAAAAGTCAGCAAATCAAACTAGTGTGGGTATCAATACTGATGTCACATTCAATGTGACCGCTACAAGTTCTGGAATAAGTCAAACCAATGGTGTGTTTACACTCACAGCAGGAAAGACTTATTTGTTGCAAGCAGATTTATGTATCAGTAATTTTAGTGCAACTACCGCGTATGCGTGGTGGAGTTGGGTGGATTCTACTACCAATGCTCAACTAGATACCTCAAACGGCGGTGCAACGGCAACTGGTAGTTCTGGAGTGGCAATACCTGCAACTTGGGTAGGAAACAATGACCAATATGCTGGAACTGCTAGACTTATCTATACTCCTGTAACTAACCAAACAGTAAAATTAAGAATCAC